ACCTTACTGAATTATTTGCCACAAAAGCAGAGGCAGAAGCCTATGCAGCAGATACCGCACAAAAGGCATACCCTGGACAAATAATTAGAGTTATTGATAAGAACACTGGTAAAAACAGTTATTTTGGTATTTCTCAAACTAGGACGCTTGAAGAAATCGGTGGGGCTGTCGATGTTGATGATAAGACAGTTGCACTTGGAGCAGATGGAAAACTTAGTTTAAAGAACTTTGGCGTTAAGTACTGGAGATATGTTGCTCCAACATCACAGTCTGAAACTGGACAGTATGTTGAAACTGATTGGAATGATGTAACTAATCCTGCTCCTTCAGGTCTTGAAGTTAAGATTGTTACTGTAGCTGAAGGTCAGTATGAGTTAGCTTATTATCAACCTAATCCTACAACTATTGAAGGTGTGGCTGGAGAGATTGCTGATATTAAATCACAAATCGCCAACATGTACACAAAGAATGACTTGTATAATAAAACAGAGATTGATCAAAAATTAAATGATATTCCCAGTTGGGAAACAATTTCTGAATGATTTAAATAAATTTAATGAAAGAGGTGATTATTGTTTATGGCAGGAGAAGAAGTAAAACTTTTAGCAGGTAATCTTGCTCAATATGAAAGTCTTTCAGTAAAAGATGAAAATACTTTATATTTTATAGAAGACGCAAAAAGGATTTATAAAGGCTCAACCGAAATGACTCAATGTCTGCAGATAGTAACATCGTTTCCTTCTGCTTCAACAGCTTTAGAGGGCAAACTTTATCTTAATGCAGCTACTAATGAAGCTCAGTATAAAGCAAATAATTCAATGGTTAGTCTTTTACCTGGATATATTACAACAAAGGAACAGTTTACTGACGCAAATGGTGGTAAGTTAGCAACTATTTCGGCAACAAAAGATTATTTTGCTGATCTTATTTCTCAATCTACTGCAGCTATCTATAGTGATGATATTACTTCAACTAATTCATCAGCCAGTGAAAACGATATCCGAATTAATGTACCTAACATTAGTGTTCTGGTTGGAAGAATAATAAATGTTAATCTAGCTGCTAATAAAGCACGTTCCCCTTATATAACAGGAAGAAGATATCTATTAAATAATACAGAGACGCTTCACAGTTCCACTGCAGGATTACCTATTGCAGTTCTTGATCCTGACACTAATGAACTAGTACCTGGAGATACAGCTCATTATAATCCTTATTTCGTGCCAATGAATACTTGTGGTATAATGAAACTTCTTATTAAAGGTACTTATGCGTTATGGCTTAATCCTCCGTTTTACTACTGTATTGACGCTGATCGTTATCTTGGTAAAAATCTTCAGCCTTACGACGATCTTGACTGGAAATGTAAAATATTTAGAGGCGAAGGTTTCGTAACAATACAAGGTGTATGTCAAGTCAAAACAGGAAGCACTCTTAATCCTTCAGTAGCAGGTGAAAGGGAAATAATTAAGTCAGATGTGCCGTTCAGACCCATATCGCATTCAAGAGTAAAATGCTGCACAAGGTACGATAAGAGTAACCCCTGTATCCCTGACGATTGGGTTTGCACAATTGATTATGCTGACGGTAGTATATGGGTATCACAAGGAAATCCTCTTTCATCAAATGATACTTTCTGTATTAATCAGACCTATGCAGTGTGCACTAGTGTTTCAGAGTCAATATAAGATTTAGAAAGGAGTAGATTTTATGGCAAAAGTAAATTTTCAAGTAGGTACACTTGCTCAATATCGTAGTTTATCTACTTTTAATGAAAGTACTTTGTACTTCATAACTGATGCTAAAAAGATATATAAAGGTAATGTTGATGTTACCTCAGCAGTTGAAATAGTTACTGCATTTGATGGCGAGTCTGGTAAGCAGTTAGCTGATGCGGTAGAAGGTAAGTTTTATATAAATGTTACTACCTTCGAAATGAGAATTAAGAGTGGTACTTCTTGGTATGTTATGTCTCCCGGTTATCTATCAACAGGTGGAGAGTGGGCGCAAGCCGATAATGACGCAAAACTAGGTACTATAGGTGTTATTAAAACAATCATCGGTCAGGCATTAGCCACTATTAAGTCAGATGTATCTTATGACAATACTACTGGCACTTTAACTGTCGGAGAAAAGTCAGCAAGGTTAACAGGTGTAATTAACGGAATAACTTATGATACCGAGCATCTTCAGTTAACTGTAAGTACGATCAATAAAACAGGAGCACCTGCACAAACTACTATTGATTTACCAAAAGATAACTTTGTTAGATCAGGTCGTTATGAAGCTGAGTACGATTTACCTGAGGGTGGTAAAGGTCCTGCTATTGTTTTGACTGTAGGAAATGGTACTGCTACAAGTGAAGTAGTTATTCCTGCTGCAAGCCTCGTTGATGTGTATACAGGTGCATCTTCAAAAGATATAACGGTTACTGTTAGCTCTGATAATAAAATTACTGCAAATGCAATAATTGACCCTGTTGAAGGTAATGCACTTATTTCAGGTGACACAGGTTTAAGTGTTTCAATTATTGGATCCGATGTTGCTGATGGACACCTTGCAGTTGCTGATGGTAAAGGTAAGCTTAAAGATGGTGGAGTTACTGTATTAACTACAGGTGAACTTGGTACCGATGCGACTAAAGTTCCTGTAGCCAGTGTTATTGCAACTGCTATTTCTACAGCAGTTAGTGCTGCTCAAGGCACCTTACAAGCAGCAATTGATGAGCTTAGTGGTAAAGTAACTACTCTTGAAACCTTCAAGGCATCTTTAGAGGGCAAATTCTTAACTTCTTCAGTTGCTAATAACTTTGTAGGATTTATTGACAATACTGGTAAAATTAAAGACAGCGGTAAGAAGGCAGGCGGAGCAATAATTGCTGAAACACCTGATGAAAATACCCTCGCAACTGAAGCCGCAGTAGCTGCTATCATGTCTTGGCAAGACATATAAAACTAGTACATAGTAACCTTAGGTAGCATTGTATATATGTAATGAGATAACAACTTAAACTTAATAGTTGAGCTAGGGTTATTCTTGAAAATAAATATAATATTAAAGGAGAAATGAATAATATGCCTACACCTCAAGCAACAGTTCAATTTAAAGCTGGTTTACAAACAAATTTTGATGCAATCGCATCAAAAGACCTAAATACTGTGTATTTTGTAACTGATACACAAAGATTATTTGTAGGAGAGACCGAATACACCCGTCCTATCCAGCATGGTGCCTCACTTCCTACAGGATATCTTCCTCCAAACTCTTTATTTGTTAAAGAAACAGGAGCTGTAAGAGATCTTTATTATAGCGCTGATGGAGCTTCTTGGACTCAGATTGCTCATCTTCCTGCTTCAATTACTGGCGGAGTTTTTGGTAGTGCTACAAAAGTACCTAAGATTACCGTTGATGAAAGAGGAGCTATTACCGCAGTCGAAGATGTGGATATCCAATTCCCCACAGTTGATACTGATGTAACTGTTACAGGTAACGATGCAGCAGGTAATGTAATTACCGGAGTAAGTGCTTCTGGTAGAACAATCACTGTAACAAAAGGTACAGTCCTTGATCAAACTGCTGGTGATAAACGATATGCACAACTTAGCGGTGCAACATTTACAGGAGACGTAAAGCTTCCTGATCAGCCCGCAGGTAACAGTAGTGCAGTTACTAAAAGCTATGTTGATGGTCAAATTTCAAATGTAGCTGCTGGCGCAAAGAATACTGCAACAGTTACTGGAGAAGGTAATGCTATTACTACTGCATCATTTGATGACGCAGGTCATACTTTAACATTAACAAAAGGAGCGACCTTTGCAACTAAGGCGCAACTTGACGCAGTTGAAGGAAAAGCAGACCAAGGTATAGTAGATGCAGCTACAGCACTTGCAGAAGCACAAGCAAAAGTAGCTTCCGTCACAGCAGGTAATACAGGAGTTACTATTGGTGGAACCACTACCAATCCTACCGTGGCAGTAAATGTTTCTACTCAGTCAGGTAACGTATTAAAGATTGATGAAACAAATGGTGGACTCTTTGTACCTACTCCCGCTGCAGCTACTGTAACTGGAGTTAAAGATGGCGACAAAGTTCTTTCACTTACAGGTACTGAACTCAGTACTACCCTTTCATTAAATTATAAGAATACAGACACCGAGAAGAAGATACAGTTACTTGGAATTGATAATGCAGTTATTGCAGAGATCGACGCTACTGCATTTATCAAAGACGGCATGGTAGAAAGTGCTACTTATGCTAATGGTAAGATTACACTTACTTTTAATACTGATGCAGGAAAAGAAGCAATTGACATCGATGTAAGCTCACTTGTCGACACTTATGAAGCTGGAGCAGGTCTCGATTTAGCCGATCACACCTTCTCAGTTAAGAAAGATACTACTTCTGAGGGCTTCTTATCTGTTAGTGCTGCTGGTGTTAAGATTAGCGGAGTTCAGGACGCTATCGATACTGCAAAGGGTGTCGTACTAGGTACAGACGGTGATGACTCAACTAAAGCTACAGTGTATGGTGCTCGCGCATTAGCTGCCGAAGCAAACACTGCTGCTAATAATGCTGCTCTTGCTGCTGGTAAGGTCAACCTCGTACAGTCATCTACTGATGGTCATGTTTTAACATTCACAAATTCTACTGGTGCTTCTACTGAGATTACAATCCCCGATACAACACTTAAGTGGGGCAGTTTTTAATAGTTAGATTAGTTTATTAGTACTATGTGAGCCTTAAAGGCTCACATAGTACAGCATTATATTATGTTGAAGTGCTTGAATAAAAAAAATGAACTATTTTTAAACGAAGTAGCAATCTCTTTGATAAATTGATTATTCTTATAGATAATTATTTATATCAACTACGGCCTCTTAATTGATATTAGTTATTAACTTAAGTGCTTCTCTTATATACTACTCAGGAAGTGACAACAATGCAATTAAACATAGATATGATAGTTTACATATGCACTACAATTATTGCTATGTCTACGGTAGGCGGAATAGTTATCAAGGGATTTAAAAAATCAATAGAAAAAACTACCAAAGAAATTATTCATAGCGAAATAGCAACATGTATTCAAAATATCGAGACAGAAATAAAATCATTACGTAATTATGTTGAAGATTTTATTTCTGAGCAAAAAATAACAAATAAACAAACCAAAAAGTCTTTACTGGCTTCTACAAGAGATCGGATCAATGAAGCTCATGATTACTATATGAAGAAGAACTTTATCGGTGCTCACTCTTTATTTGTAGTTGAAGAGTTATACACAGCTTATAAAGAGCTTGGAGGAAACTCCTTTATTGATAGACAAATGGAAGACATTAGAAGTCTTGAAGTTATCAGTGCTGAGACTACAAAATTAGATAAATAAATCTTGTTCTTAGTATCACAATTTTATCAAAAATATCATATTGAAAGGTAGTGGTTTTTCTTGAGTATAGAACTTAAAATGGGACTTACAGCAGATATTGATCAGGACTTAGTTCTTCTTGACTGTCAACCAGGAATAGAGATAAGAACAGGAGATCCTCCTCGTTTTAAGATAGGTGACGGTGTTTCAAAATGGAGCGCATTGTCTTATGCATCTCCTGATCCAAAGATATATACGGATACTGCTATTAATTACAATCTAGTTTTTCAAATAGGTAGTGTGTCATTTTCTGGATCTGACGTATACACTCTTAATTCATCTTCAAGCTTAGGACTTCCAACTGCAAGTTGGAATTCAGTATATAGTAATGTTACTTATGCTAATACGATAACTTCTTATAGTAATTCATCTATAAGATGTGGTAAAACACTTAATCCCTCTACAACAGCAACCTGTGATTTAGGAGGTACTGGAAAAGGTTATCAGTGGAAGAGTGTTCACTTACAAAATGCAACTAGTACTGATCCTGCTAAAAGTACGGGTGGAATATACTTTGCAGCAAATACCTACCCTACTATTTATCACTACAGTACTAGTTTATGTTTTCATCCTTCAGGAGGTTCAGGCACAGATTCTTTTATTCTTGATCCAAGTTTTTTCTATACTCCCACCGGGAGTGCTGCTTTAGGTAAGTCCGGTCATGGATGGTCAAGCTTAGTTTTAGGAAGTCAAGGAAGAATAAGATTTACAAATGGTACAGCTGACGCTACGACAAGAAGTGCACTCTCAGAAAATTCAAACCCAGCTGATAGTTCTAAGTATAATTTATATCTGGGTGGATTTTATAATAGTAACTTGTTTTATGCAAGTACAGACTACGCAGAAACTCATATTGTTGGAGAAAGAATAGAATTTAATATGCCTGATCTTTATAGAACAATTCTAATCGGAAATGATACTACTAGTGGGTTTTATATGTCAGGATATGATAATAGTAGTGGAACAAGTAAACCTTCTTTAGGTAGATCAAATCAAAGATGGGGAACTGTTTATTGTGTTTCTGTATCTGAATCATCAGATTCAAAAGATAAATCTGACATTCAATATATAACATCAAACTCGATTTCAAATTCAAATACTGCAACACCAAACTCAATTTCAAATACTACAACACGAAAAGCAAGAGCTAGAGCTGCTTCTGTATCAAATGATGCATCTTCAACTATTAGTACTGAAGATGTAATTAGTTTTGTTAAGAACTGTTCACCTGCTACTTTCGTATACAAAGGTGTACAAAATGCTCCTGCTACAGTTAGTGAAGCAATTATATCTTCACCAGAAGCTGTTCATTTAGGACTTATTGCAGATGATATTGAAAATGATGTAATATTTCCTTTTATTGGTGCTAAATCAGAATTTACTGAAGATGATGGCACCAAAGCTTCACAATTATCACTTAAACCTTTGTCAGTAGCAGTAGCTGCATTAACTGCTTGTAAATATCTCCTTAATGAAGTGGAAACACTGAAAAACCAACTAAATAATGTTGGTTGATAATCTATTGTATTAAACGATAAAGAAAAATCCATATTTGATTAGGGGTGAAGATGGTGAGCGAACTTTTTAATCAATTTATAAAAGATTACGGTATGGAAATTCTCACAACAATTATTACAGCTATTGCGGGTTGGTTAGCTATTGTGATTAAACAACAAGCTACTAAATTCTTAAACGATAAAACAAAGAAAGAAATCGCAACTATTGTAGTTTCGGGTATTGAACAATGTTATCAAGCATTAGATGGCCCTGCAAAATTACAAAAAGCTATTGAATCAGCTACTCAGATGCTGAACGAGAAAAATATAAAGGTAACAGAAGTCGAACTCAGAATGTTACTTGAAAGTGCACTTGGAGAATTTAACAAAGTTTTTGAAAAAGGAAAACAAAAGAAAAAAGATTCTCAGGAATGGACAGATGCAACACTTCCTGATGAAACAAAAAATTCGAAATCCAATTGATTTCGCATTGTAATTGTTTGAGTAGATTATATCTAACTACATATAAATAAAATAGTACTCAAACACTGAGCAAATCGGGTCAAATACTGGTTTGCTCCTTTTGTTTATAAAATTACCTTAGTACATCATAAAACTTTTAACATGACACGCTCACAAGGCGTAGCTAAGGAGTAATTATGGATAACTTATACGGAGTTGACATATCAGCATTAAGTAAAGAAGAACAAGATACAGTAATACGAATACTTGAAGAAATTTCAGATAGTGGATCTTCAAAAATTCTTGAAAATCTTAAATACGCTGAATACAAAGAAAAACCTGTTGATATAATAACTTTTATCAAAGATCCTTTATATCTGGGCAAAGCTTGGCACTTATCCGATGGTACATGTAAATTGTTTCCCTTTTGGGAAAACAAACTTAAAGAACTATTTCCAGATGAACTAACAACTAACTTCAATACTTTTATTGAATCAGGTGCTAGAGGATTAGGAAAATCAGAGATTGCAGTCACTTGTGGTCTATATCTAATGCATAGATTGATGTGTCTTAAGGATCCTCACTTAACACTCAATCTTAAACCTACTGAAAAAGTGTGTTTCGCATTCATGAATATAACAGAAGAATTAGCTTATGATATTGGTGTAAATAAATTTCAACACACTGTACAATCTTCTGACTGGTTTTTATCAAGAGGAACATTATCCGGTAGAAAAGACATACTTTGGAATCCTCCAAGTTGGATTGATATTATTGTTGGTTCTCAACCACGACATGTAATCGGGCAACCTATATATTTTGCTTTCTTTGATGAAATTTCATTTATAGCCAATCAAGATATAGAAAAACAAAAGCAAAAGGCAATTGACATGATAGATACAGCTATAGGTGGTATGAAAACTCGTTTTACTAATAAGGGTAAAAATCCTACCTTGCTTTGTTTGGCGTCTTCAAAAAGATCAGAAAAATCATTTCTTGAAGTGCACACTAAAAAGAAAATGGAAACTGATAAAGATAATCTATTAGTTGTTGATGAGCCAGTGTGGAATGTTAGACCCTCATCAGAATATTCAGGAGAAGTATTTAGTGTAGCGCAAGGAAATAGATTTCTTGCTTCAGAAGTTATTCCTGAAGGTTCAGAGTTAAAAAGTTATATTGATAAAGGGTATAAAATATTATCAGTACCGATAGAGTATAAAGCCAATTTCTTAGAAGATATTGATAGGGCACTATGCGATTATGCAGGAGTATCTTCAAGTGATTTAACTAAGTATATATCAGGAATTAGGTTACAAGCTGTCAAGAAAGAGCAGTTAAGTAATGGTTTTACTAAAGATATCATTGAAGTAGGAAATGGTCCTGAAGATAATTTACAATATAGTGATTTCTTTGACTTATCAAGAATACCTGCTGATCTAAAAACAAAACCACTATATATTCATCTTGATATGTCATTAACAGGTGACCGTACTGGAATAGCGGGAGTATGGATAAAAGGTAAGAAGCCTACAGTTGAAGGTCAACCTAAATCAAAAGATTTATTTTACACATTAGCATTTGCCGTAGGTATACAAGCACCCAGAGGTTATCAAGTATCAATGGAGAAAAACCGCAATTTCATAAGATGGCTAAAAGAGCAGGGATTTAGAATTCGCGGAATTTCTTGTGATAGCTTTCAATCAGCTGACTTAATTCAACAATTGAAGTCAGAAAAATTTAATTGTAAGGTAATATCTGTGGATAGAGTAAACAATGAAAAAATATGTGAACCTTATCAATACTTAAAGAGTACAATATATGAAGAGCGAATTGAAATGTTTGATTCAGAACTATTAACGACTGAGTTGCTGGGCCTTGAAAAAAATAGCAATGGACGCGTAGATCACCCTGATGAAGGACGTAGCGGCTCGAAAGATTTGAGTGACGGGCTGTGTGGTGCTGTATGGAATGCGTCCCAAAATGCAGAAGAATTTGCATTTGAATACGGCGAGGACATTGAAAATATAACTACTGTTAGCTCTGATTTTGATAAGAATACAAAACAACAAGTAACAGTTGATTTTGAAAACGAATTAAAGAATGCTTTCTCATTGTTAAAAGATACTAATACTAGTGAAAAAGCAAAAAACATTGATTTTGGTATGGGACCTGCATCTTTAACTACTGATATGCTTATAAATGATGGTATTATGATATGGTAGTAAATGTATTATTTAATATAGGCGTACATTGAACCTAAGGAGTGAAATAATGGAAGAAAATAATGGTGTATTCATAGATAAAGAAGACATATACAATAAAAAGATAAATATTATATCTCCAAAAACTAAAGAATCAGAAGTAGATATAAGCAATAATATCTATGATAATATAATAGCTTTAGGTACAGCTTCTCAGTTTGATTTATCTTCTATTAATTCGTTAACACAACAAGCTAATACTCGTAATGAGATGTACAATAGATATGATACTATGTGTGAAGACGGGCGAATAAGTTCCGTAATACAAACATATGCAGAAGATGCTACTGAGCGTAACGACACAGGTGATATAGTTTGGGCAACTTCCGATGATGCTAAAATATCATATCTTGTTAATTATTACCTTGATAGTTTAAATGTCAACAAGAATATATATAAGTGGGCATTTAGTTTGTGTAAATATGGCGATTTATATATTAGGTTATATAGAGAATCAGAATACGAAGATGCCTTATTTGCACCTCTCAAAAAGAAGTCACTTAATGAAGATCTTAAGATAAAAGCATTCAAAGAAAATGATAAGTATGCTCACTACATAGAGATGGTGACTAATCCTGCAGAAATGTTCGAATTAACTAAATTTGGTAAAACTGTGGGGTATATTCAATCACCTGTTGATGGAGTAATTGTAAGGTCTCAACAAAATCTTGATTTTATGAATTATGCATATAAATTCAAGAAACAAGATATCACATTGTACCCTCCTACAGAATTTGTTCACGCCGCCATAGAAGATAATATTGGTCGATTTGACGAAACAGTAGACATTTTCCTAAATACTGAAGATTATAACAGTAATACAAATGCTAATTCATATTCCGTAAAAAGAGGTCAATCATTACTTGCTAGTGCTTACAAGATTTGGAGAGAATTACAGTTATTAGAATCTTCTGTATTACTCAATAGAGTAACTAAATCTTCTATTGTACGCCTTATTAATGTAGAAGTAGGAGATATGCCTAAAGAAAATGTTTCAAAAACACTTATGGGCATAAAGCAAATGATTGAGCAAAAAGCTGCAATCAACACAGGTTTTGGTATGACAGAGTATACTAACCCCGGACCTATAGAAAATAATGTTTATGTTCCTACACATGATGGCGTTGGCACTATTTCTTCAACTCAAATTGGTGGCGATGTTGATGTTAAAAGTTTAGCTGATTTAGATTGGTATCTAAATAAGTTATACGGAGCATTAAAAGTTCCAAAACAATACTTCTCACAAGTAGATGATGCTGCGGGATTTAGTGGAGGACAATCTTTGACTATCATATCAAGTAGATATGCTAAGACAGTTAAACATATTCAAACTACACTATGTCAAATGATAACTGATTTAATCAATCTTATATTACTTGATAAGAAACTTGACAGTTACATAAATAAATTTGAAATACATATGCAACCTCCAGTAACACAAGAAGATATTGATAGAAGAGAGTCTCAAAGCACAAAAGTACAATTAACATCAGACATAATGGACATGCTTAGTGATATAGAAGAACCAATATCAAGATTACGTATACTTAAGAATCTTTTAGTTAATATTGTTAATGATAATGATATTATCGAAGAAATACAAAGTCAAATCAACACATTAGAAGAAAAAAATTCAGAAGAAATAACAGATACAGCTGATGTTATGACTAAAGAAAATGACATTGTGACAGATGATAATAATGTTGATAACCCAGAAGAATCACCTATATATTTTGATACTGATGATACTGATGAACTACCAAAAGATGAGGTTGTTTTACCTTCTGCAGAAGAACTCGGAATTAATCTAGCTGATGATGAAGAATAAATACAAACTTGTTGGTAATACCAAAAGGAGAATATAATGATAACAAAGAATGACTGCTTACTGCTACTTGCAGAGATATCATCAAAAGATGTTGATACTGAACCTTATGTACAAAAAGTTATAAAAAATAAGAACATCGACTTAGATGTTCTTAGATTTATAAATAACTATAGACCCATTGAATTAACTTTATTCTATGAGTTTCTGAGAAAAAGGTATAATGATAAAAAATCAAAACTATATAAAGAGATAGTTCAAATTGATGAGAAAGAACCAAAAGACATTGTAATTACATTATCAAGTCTATTAACACAAATATTACTATATAGTAATAAAGTTGAAAATAAACATCTATTTTTAAAACATTCAAGGGCTGATGAAATATCTAAAGTTTTAGTAAATTATTTTACTAATTTTGATTTAAAATTATGTTTATCAATGTTAAATCTATTAAAAGCTGATTTAAAAGCTTGTGAATATATTAGTAACTAATTAAGATTTATATAAATGATTAATGTAAAATAATCATAATGATACCGTTTAGTAATATTTAATTTATTTGTATTATAAAATATATTTTCTATAAATACAAATAAATCTTCTAGAATTATTGTATAAATTTTTGATACAGATATTAAACTAATCAATAGTTGTTAGGAGATATTAAATGCCAGAAAACAATAACAACTTAGCATATAAAGTAGAAAATAAAAGAAAAGGTGTACTAGGTACACTTGAAGGAATTTGTGCAGATTGCATAAAGGCAACTCGTAATGGAAGACTATATCCTGATGCCGTATGGCAGGCTGCGTTTAATGATCCTATAGTTAAAGAGCATTTTCAATGTGGAGGCATTTTTGGTCAACTAGGGCATCCAAAAGAGGACCAGACAGAGAATGAAGAATTTAATTCAATCGCTATTTGTATGCCTGAGCCTCCTAAGAAAGGTCCTGACGGCAAACTAAGAGGTCGTTGGGATATACTTGATACACCTAATGGAAGAATACTGAAGTGTCTATGTGATTATGGATACAAGATAGGTATTAGTTCAAGAGCTAACGGAGATGTGGAAGAGGATTGGGACGGTAATGAAAGTGTAGTTCCTGACACTTTCCAATTTAAGGCTTTTGATGCAGTTCTTCTACCTGCAGTTAAAGAAGCTCGACTCAATCTTGTCACCGAGTCATTTGATGACACTAAGGATAAGTTAAGAAAAGCATTAAAAGAGTCGATTGATTCTTCTGATGATGTTGATAAAGCAGTAATGCTTAAGACCTTAGAGGACTTAGGTATTGACTATATAGAATCTTCTGAAAATAAGGAAGATAATGTTGCTGACAATGATGAGCTTGAAAATGATGTAGCCGTTGATGACGGAATGGATTTAGTATCTAGCTTACAAGATGCACTTAAAGAAATTGATGATTTAAAAACGCAACTATTTGATTTAAATGAAAAGATTTCAGTTAGCGATGCTAAAGAACTCAGATTTCAAAATCAAATTAGTAAGTTAAAAGAAGCGTTAGAAAAATCAAAAGGTGCTTCAAATGTAGCAAAAGCAACAAAAAATCAACTTCTGTCATTGAAAGAACAAGTTGAAAAACTAGTTGTTGAAAATCAAAGACAGAAGAAATTAACTGAATCTTATAAGAATAAGTTAACTAAAATAATTAACTCAAAAACTCAGCTCACTGAATCTGTTAATAGTAGTGATAAAGTTATTCATTCACTACAAAATAAGATTCAATCATTAAATGAATCTCTTGAAGCTGAAAAATGTGCAAACAAAGACATAGTTGAGTCATTAAAACAAGAGTTAACTGTACTAAAACAAGATTCACAAGTTAAAAATTCACAATACACAAAACAATTAAAAGAAAGTCAAAAAGTTATTAAGCAGTATAAAAATCTTGCAAAGATGGCAGTTGACAAGTATATTGATTGTGTGTCAACAGGTTTGGGTATTTCGGCATCTGATGTAAAAAATCGACTTACTGAACCTTATTCCTTTGAACAGATTGACAGTGTATGTGAAAGTTTAAGAGGCTATAATCTTAATATTAGCAGGTTACCTTTTCAACTAAATAATATTAAGCAAGTCTCAATGAAAGAGAACCTACAGCAACGAGCTATTACCAATCCCGATGATGTAGTAGATAGTAGCATATTAGAATTTATTTAAAATAATATTTACAAAATTGTAAGTAAATGAAAGGAAATTATTGATATGAGTAATCTTATTGAAGCTTATAAGAATAGATTAGCTTTATCTGAGTCTGTTTATCAAAAGGCTCACAATGGAGAAAAGATGAGCGCACAGAAGAAACTTATGATTGCTTCTGTTCTTCACAATACTTCTAAATTCTTAAACGAAGCATTTACTGGAGACGCTGCTACACAGCGCAGTAGCATGGGTGATTTTAAGAAGTTTTGTCTTAACATCTCAACTGTAGCCCTTCCCAATCTTATTCTTCCTGAATTAATGATTGTACAGCCTATGTCCAGTTTAAGTGGTTATGTTACTTACCTTCGTTACACTGCTGGTACCGATAAGGGCGGTGTAGGTGTTGGCGATACCTTTAACGGTGTTTACGGCCTTGGTAAAATGACTCCTGATAGGGTTCGTTACACATCTGCTGCAGTTTCAGAACTCCATACTGTTAAGGCAACTGAAGAAGTTTCTGGCGGTAAAACTACATTTAATCTTGACTGGTATCCTATCATATCTGTAAAAGATATCGCTGTAAAGAGTGGCGATACTTTTGGTGCTCCCTTAACTCAGATTGCAGAAGGCACTCCTACTACAGGTCAGTATATTGTTGACAAACAAGGTAAGGTAGTTGTCGGTGACGCTTTAGAGAACGGTGCAGTTCTTAAGATTAGATACCTCTATGATAATGAAATTATTCCTCAAACTGTAGCTCCTGTTTCCTTACCTACCCTTACTGCTAAGATGCAGGCTGTTAATCTTCATGCACATGCTCGTAGAATCGCTGTTTACTACAGCCAGATCGCTGCTTTCCAGGCAAAGAATGACTACGGTTACGATTTAGGTCAGCAGTTAAGTGTTCAGGCTCAGGGTGAACTTGCATACGAAATTGACTCCGAAGGCGTTATGATGCTTAATAATGGTGCTGAGCATGATAGCAGACTTGATATGCCAATGTACAGCTCCACAATTGCTGGTGCAATTAGTCGTTCACAATACTATGAGATGTTTACTGAAGTTATTGCTCGTGCAAAGGCAATAATCTATCAGAGAACTCAGAAGTTTGCTCCTAACTACATGGTAGTTGCTCCTGACGTATTAACCGTTATGCCTTATCTTAAGGGTTGGACTGCTGCTCCTGCAAGTATTGTTAATGGTCCTTATTTCGCAGGTACTGTTGATAGCGTAAAGGTGTTTGTATCTCCTGCAATCAATCCCGGTGAGTTCTTCTTCGGTGTTAATGGTGCAGATCTCCAGACCAGTGCTGCAGTATATGCTCCTTATATGGCTATTGTTCCTACACAGTTACTCGGATTTGCTGATGGTACGATGTCACAAGGTTTCTCTACAATGTACGACATGAAGCTACTTAGCACTTACAATGCAGTTCAGAAAGTAACTGGTATTGAAGATAGCATGACTTCCGATAAGACTGATGCAGAAGATGGTCAGTTTAGCTGGTTACTTGTTAAAGGTCGTATGACTGAGACAAAGAATGCTAAGGATGCACTTGGTGTATTTGTAACTAATGACAAAGACTTCCCTGTTATTACAAAGGCTGCTGAATAAGTTATTCTTCGTATAACATAATAATAAAGAGGTACTACTCAGGTAGTACCTCTTTAGTTTTGTATTATTGTATTTTATACTATATAATAGAAGTATTATTACTTGGAAACTTAGCTTGGTAATGGTCGACCTACTAAGTTACCAAGCTAAGGAGTATAAGTTATGAAGCAGTATGTGTGTGAGTGCGGTAAATGTTTTACTGATGTTCAGAAATTTAATGGGCACAAAAGTCACTGTCAAACACATTATCAAAGTGTTGGAAAAGAATATTCAATGGAAGAACGTATTACTAAGCAGAAGAATACTGTTATCAGTAAGTATGGTTCTGCTGAGGAATATTCAAAACAGCAAAGTAAAAAGATTAAAGAGTCATTTAAGAACAGGACTGATACAGTTGATTATGTGATAAGTAACATAAGTAAGATTGAGTTTATCAATGATTATATTAAACATAATAAACCAAGAACTTATATGAAGGAAAAATACAACATACCCAGTGATTATATGATGGATGCCATTGTAAAACGCTTTGATTGTAGGAAAAGTAAAAAGCAATCAGCTAAATTAAGTTGGGAAACAAAGTATCAGAAATATCCTGAAGACAATATAAATAACTGGAAGAAAGGTCATCAAACTAGAGCTGAACATTCTGGCACTGTACAAGAATCTTATAGATTAGGTTTAGAGAAACAACGCAAAACTATGCTTGAGAAGTATGGTACAGAATGTATTCTAAATGATGAATCACTTGTTACTCACAGAAAAAAGAAAATGACTAGACCTAATATCAGGTTTGCGTCAATACTTGATAAAAACAATATGGACTATATTCAAGAATTTGTTGTTGGACTGAAGAGTTATGACTTTAAAGTAGGAAATAACCTTATAGAAATTAATCCTACACCAACACATAACTCGTATCATTTACCTTATCCTCCTTATAAAGGACTAGACTCTGATTACCACTTAATAAAGACACAGATTGCACATGATGCCGGTTACAGATGTATACATGTGTGGGACTGGGATAGTATTGATAAAGTAATTCAATTAATAAAGGACAAACAAGTGATATATGCCCGAAAGTGCACTATTCAAGAAATATCGAAAGACACTTCTGATGATTTTTGCAACCAATATCATTTGCAAGGAAGTGCAAGAGATTCAATTAGAATAGGTCTTCTATATAATAATGAGCTTGTATCAGTAATGACTTTTGGAAAACCTCGTTATAATAAGAACTATGAATATGAATTAATACGATATTGTTCATCAGCAAATGTTATTGGAGGTAGTAAAAAGCTATTTGCATATTTTACTAGAAAGTACAATCCAAACTCCATTATTTCTTATTGTGATAACAGTAAATTTGAAGGTACAACTTATAAAAATCTAGGCTTTACCTTTGATGCAAAGTCAGTCGGAAGGCATTGGTACAATATAAGAACAGGAGTACATATTACTGATAACCTACTTAGACAAAGAGGTTTTGATCAGTTATTAGGAGACACTTATGGGTGTTTTGGCAAAGGAACTTCTAATGAACAACTAATGTATGCACATGGTTTTGTTGATATTTATGATGCAGGGCAATCAAGATATGTTTGGCACAGATAGTACTTCTTAGTTATTGTATATAATTATATGAACAAACTGAGATTTTTATTTAAGGTGGTTATTAGCTAATGAATATGAGTGCATATATAGATGAGATTAAGTTAGCTTTAACCGGAGGAGTTCTTGATTTAGAGTTAGATGATGCATCACTCCAGAAAATTGTCAATTCGGCTATGAGGGAGTTACAGAGATACATATGTTCAACTAAGATAGTTACTGTACCTTATCAACGATGTATCGATATGAAACCTTACAAACCAAATGCAGTGGTGAGAGTTTATAGAGCAAGAGCAGATGCTACCACTTCCTCCAATGATAATTATGAATCTGGTGCTGATCCAGTACAAGTTGGTTTATGGCAACTGACTTCAAATACAGGAAATATGTATAATTTTACTGATTATGTGTCTCGATACGCTTCATGGAGTACAATGCAGCAAATCGGTAATACATTATCAACTGACTTGATTTTCTATTATCAAGATGCTACAAAACAATTATATATAAATACTTCATTAGATATTGGTTCAAATGTTACTATTGAATATGTGCCAAGATATGATAGTGTTGATGAAATAACTTCAGACTATTGGATTGACATTCTTATGAGAATGTCAAAAGCTATTGCAAAAGTTACTGTAGGAAGAATAAGAAGTAAGTTTACCCAGTCAAATGCTTTATGGCAAAATGATGGGGCAACAATGCTAGCTGAAGGAACTGCAGAATTAGAAGAACTGAGAAATCAGCTCAAGCATGATACGATGTTACTATTCCCGTTGGATTAATAGTACGGTTAATAAATATGTGTTTTGCATATTTCGAAATATACAAATTTTATGAATGTTAGGAGAATGGTTTATGAATTTAACTGAAGCTTTCCAAGCTCTAGATAAATTAGATGAAGAAGTTTTTTCTGTAACTGATACTGATTTGAGTAAACTTCAGGATTTTATGACTTCTGACGATTCTATTGATGAGGTTGATATTTTTAACCTTGATGCTGAGTGCGATTGTGAAGAAGAGAGTCATGAAGGTGAAACAGTCCTTGATTGTTGTGTATGTCACTCAAAACTTTTAAAACCTGTTGAAGAAGTGATAGTTGATGAAGAATCAGAACTAGTTAATAAGGGTGAGGAATGTCCTTATTGTTTTTCTACTGAAGGCTATAAAGTTGTAGGAGAGATAAAATCAGTAGAAGATGATACTATTGAAGCAGACGACGATGCTGATGATGAGATCGATGAATGCACTGATGCAGAAGGCTCCCTTGATACTGATGATACTCCTGTTATTACAGAGGATATTGATTCTGATTTTGAGGACTCCAAAGAAATGTGGGAAATGGAAGACCCTGATTTTGACCTCGAGGAATATATTGACGACTTTTACACTAAAGCAGTGAAAGAGTTAAGCAAGAAATATAAAGACTTAGAAGTAGAACCGTCTATCCAATCCGGCAGAGGCACAGTGTTTGCATCTTACACTCGCAACGATGGTAAAAACGTGAGAGCGGAGTGGAGTTACGAAGATGAGGTGGACAGTTTAGAGGGAGCTTTCCTCGACGCAACTTCTGCCGATGAATTCTTTGCTGCTGTCAAATCTTTTATTGAAGAAAATTTGAAAAATGCGGTTGCAGTAGAGGAGTCCTTAAAAGAATCTGCTAAAGTTGATTTATTAACAAAAGATAATACTATAGCTTCCGTTTTAAAAGATAACATGGATAAGCTTTATAGTATTACAAATCCAAACGAATTAAGAAATGCAATTATTGAAATTGTCGACGCCAGTAATATAGCTGATAAGCCTGCAGTACAAAAACTAAAAAGAGATCTTTTTAGTAAGAAAAGTGTTTCCGCATTATTATCTACTATTGCTACTTATATGACAGGTGATAAGGTTATAAAGACAAACAGGCGCGGAAAAATGACCGAAGATGTTGCAGACAATCTTGGTACAGACCTTGACAAGTATCAAAAATGGGTAGATTATGATATGAAGAAGTATCATAAAATCTCTGATAAAACTAATAATGAAATAAGAAAAGCAGGACTTCAGGTAGTTAAGGACAAGTATGGTTATTATCAAGTAATTGCGGGTAAGTATGATGAATCCTTAAAAGAATCATTTGACGTTCAGACAGCTATTGATTGGTATATAGATAGTGGTGCCGCAGATGCAGATGCTGAAGAGTATTGTCCCGAAAATCCTGATGACTGGAATGTCGACAACCCGTATTTTGAAGATAGAGCTATATCTTGGTTTGAATCATCTCCATATAGTTACACTGTAGATGATGTAGATGATGTGGATGATGCGGGTAAAGGAACTGCAACTGATGTCACCGTTGATGGAATGACTTATGTGGCTCAAGCGACAGAGCTTGCATATAATTTGACAAAAGCATCAAAATCAGTAAAAGGTGATGTTATCATACCTGAAACTATACGTGGGGTACCTGTTAAGTATATTGATGATGAGGCTTTCATGAAACGTTCGATAACATCGATTGTTATACCTAAAACTGTGACACATATAGGGTTTGGTGCATTTGAGGATTGTAAAAAACTTACACGTGTAGAGATACATGGAGACCCTGATATGGGGCTTAGTCCGTTCATGGGTAGTGATAATGTTAACATCATATGTCATAAAGACTCTAAAGTTGGAAAGTGGGCAATATCAGAAGGCATCCCAGTTAGTTACTTTGAGATGCACGAATCAAAATCTATTAAAGAATCTGTAAAAGATGTAACAATTACTACAGATGATTCTAGAACTACAATGACTTCTGAAGACAATGGAAAAGTTTCAGTCACAACTGAGCCTATAGAAACTAGTGACGAAACTGACGAAATAATTGCACCTGTATCAGAAGAAACAGAGCGTGAAATTGAAATAAACAGTATCGATAAAGATACCATTGAAGAAGTTACTGAAAAATGTTTAAAAGAAAATTTTAACAATGTTACTTTTTTCAGAACAAATAACGTGACACGTAATACTAACGCTTTCGTTGTTGAAGGTGTTATTGGTCTAAAGTCTGGAAAGAAACACAATACAAGATTTCTATTTGAATCTTCAATGACTGATAATAATAAAGTTTCTTTTTCGGGTAAAAATCGTACATTAAAGAATAAGTCTCTATCGTTGATTGGTACAGTTGATAAGAATAATAAACTAATATCAGAATCCCTTACAATCAGTAATGCATCTAATGATGTAAAAGGTGAGTAGTTTTATGAAATTTAACTTAACAGAACATCTATGTGAAAAAATCGTAGAATCAGCTTATATAAGAAATACAAAAGCTTATGATCAGATGGATGCCATTGATATTGCGTATGAATATTTGTTAGGAAATGATGTTGCGAGAATATTACGTGCTAACAATGCATCATTTGTTGACAGCGGTGTTGAAGGTTATTTTTCAACCATGTCAAATAAAGATATCGATACAGCTTATCAGTCCATAAGGAAGTTAGTTATTGATAAACTTTCTAACGATGAAATCACAAGAAGCGATAGCGATAAAGAATTTCTAATGAATGCGTTTCATATAACTAAGAAAATCATGTATGAAAATACGGGTTGTGAGTTGTCAGAAGATACTGTCAAGACCTCTAACGGAAAGTGGACTAATAAAGGTGACGGTGGAAAAACACATGGTGATTTTAAAACAAAGAAACAAGCTGATGCTCAACGTAAAGCAATGTTTGCTAACGGGTATAAACATGAGTCACTTGAACATGATGATGGATGGCCTGACTCTATAGCAGAGATTTGTGATCCCTTTCTTAATAAAGTTGATGAAATAGCTTATGAGATACATAATACTATAAGAGGCGCTAAAGGGTTTGGAGACACTGTTGAAGATTTAGTTAGCGTTTTTAGAGATTTATCAACTTTTGCAGATAATGTTGCTGATGAGTTAGAAGAAGCCGATGAAAAAGGCGAACTATCTGAATAGGCTTAATATACTATAGATTAAAAGAAGCAAATAAAGAGTTAGGTGTATAGCATGCAAGATAAATACGGAAAATTATTAAGTTCTGATATAAAATTGCATAGACGCTACTTTGACGAAATGACAAGATTATTAGGCATCCAAGTAATATATAGAGCTCCTAGGGAAGATAAAAATTGGACACAGTATGCAGAAATAGAGTCTAACTATAGAGACCCTATTGTTATTGGATGTATCTTTGATGAACACCCTTCTCAACAAACTTTAAAAAAGATAGGGTGGGTAAGCGAATTACAAGAAGATGCATCGATAATTCATATTGCTTATGATACACCTTATATTCAACAAGGGGCTCTATTTATAATTCCAAGTGGATTAGATGATGGAAAAGGCAGACTATTTAGATGCACTAAATTAACTAATTCTATTGTTTATCCTGCTTCAATAACTTGTGAAATTGTGCCTGAGTATGAAGATACTTATCCTAATACTAATAATGATTTTAAGAATAGTTCGTTTAATGTTTTAAATGAAGAGGATTATCATTTGTAATGACAATTGTAATTGATAGAAATACGTATGACTATAGATTTGTATTATGGTTAGCAAGACGAATAAAGCTTGAAATTATGGATTACACATGTAATAAGGATTTAACTGTACTTGAATCTTATATTACTAATAATTATGATACCTCAGTTAATTTGATGTCTTTGTTAAATAAATATTTGTCAAGTTATACTATACAAATAACCGATAAGTATTATCGTCTTGTATTTAATTGTAATGATCGGTGTGGTAATTCTAATATAACAGTTAATCAAATAGTACATTTGTTTAATTTCGGAAACTTGTCAATGAAAGGTTACCAGATTATAAGTAAGGTATTGAATAATGTAGTTCAGAATATAGAAAATTATTATTCAATATATAATCCAAATGTATCTAGAAAGGGGTTAATCTTTTAAGTGGCTACTAAGTTATACGATGATGCATTACTTGAAAAGTTAAGAAATTGGACTCAGAATACATCAATTACTGTTGTCGGTCCTGATGAGACAAGAAGATTATTTGAAGTTATTGCAGATAAGAATAATGATAAACCTATTAGTTTACCTTTAATCGCCTTAACTCGCTCAAGAGGATATGAAGTACTTGATTACGGCCTTGGTAAACAGCCAATGAGTTTTGATGGATTAACATTAAATGCAAACTATGATCAAGCAAGTCAATTAAATAGCATTCCTATAAGATTGTCATATCAGCTTGATGTGTATACAAGATATTATGAAGAAGCAGATGAGTATATAAGAAATCTTGTATTTAATATTATAAATTTCCCAAAGTTAATTGTAAACATTCCTTATAATAACGAGAATTATAAGCATAGTGCAAATATTATCTTAAATGCAGAAATTGAAGACAATTCTGATATTCCTGAACAATTAGTTTCAGGTCAATTTACAAGAATGACTTTAAGATTTGATGTTGATGATGCGAGACTTTGGGATGTAAGATATAGAGATGTGTATTCAATATGCACTAGTGTTTATACAGATGATGACTTGGATAAAGATAAAAGGTGTTGTAACACTTCTTGTCCGGAAGATGATTGAATGTTTTGATTGAATTTAAAAGGAGACATGTTTATGCCAAAGATAGTTATCGAAGAAAAAGATTTAACAAGTCCTGGCGTGATTGATGAAAGCACTGATGTAGTGTATATTCCTGGGTTTGTGAATATTGATCCTGAGATTAATCCAGCCTTGTATAGAAAAGATAAAGCTGGACAACCTATCAGAGATGAATATATCGGTATCGAGCCTAACAAACCTACATTAATTTCTTCAATATCACAATTTGAAAGTTTATGTGGAACTGAACCTGCATATTTTGATGAGGCTCAGCTTTATAGCGATGTTGGCGGTGTTTCTGCCTCTGGTTTAGAAGAAGGTTTTGCACAAGATGCTGTTCCTTATGACGGAATAATGTTTAAGAAAGGTACTGCAGATCCCGCTTATGTTATGGCAAAAGAGATACTTTCTGCTGGTTTACCTGTTTTATATGAGCGTATTAATCAAGATGATTATACGAAGACTTACAAGGCGGGTGATGCAGAACCTGAAAATTGGAAAACTACTTATTCTGATTACAAGATGATAACTGACATTTATAGAAATGTAAATACAGGTTCTGCACAGTTATTCTTCACAAAACAAAATGGTAAAGTTAAGAAAGATGGAATAACGTACTATACTCAAAGTACTATCAAAGATCCTGAAGATGGGAATAATACAACTTGTTTCATCCCCGTTAATGATGAAGACATCGAGGTTATTGAAGTACAAATTGACAATAAAACGGTAGAACAGATAAGTGGTGAAACTACAGACTACTACGCAGAAAATTCGGAGCTAGTAACCGAAGATACAGCACTTCCTGAATATTACTATAAGACCCCAGTCACATTTATAGTGGAAGTTACTCCTGAATATAAGGCTGGAACATACTATAGAGGTGAATACAGCTACACAAGTGTCACAGCATCACAACAACCTGAAGATTGGGGCACAGCTACTGATAAGTATTTCCAACAAGATGGAGATACTTATACTGAAGTTACTTCTGGTACTACATATGAAGCTAATAAGTTTTTCGAAAAAGTATTAGGATATGTAAAAGTGGATGTAGCGGAAGCACCTGAAGATTGGGGCAGAGGTGAATATTACAAAAAACAAAGCACTTCTTCATATGTAAAGGTTGAGTTTACAACAAACACAACCCCCTCATTCCAAGAAGATAAGTATATCGAGTATAATTCTGCTGAGCAGATATATAAGCCCGTTATTGAAGAACCTGCAGACTGGGGCATAGCTACTGATAAGTATTTTGAAATTAGCGATCTCGTCAAAGTACTACAAACTGAGAAAATAGTTGACCAAAAGACTGTTGCAGTAAAATATATTCCTCATAAATGGATGGTAGGATTTAAGACCGGTATTGTAAAAGATCATACTTATAAAGATATTACAGATATCACTGCTCCTGCCTGGGATCCTGAAAAATTTATATATCAGTCAAACGGAATTAATATAAGAACGATGTATAATAGTCTACAATCTATCTACGATATTTCCGATTCAAGACTATCAGACAAAGGTAACTACAGCATTAAATACTTAACTTCAGGTGGGTATCCTACTTATGAGTATAGTGGTAATACAATAGTCGCAAAGATGATTAACCTAGCACAAACACGTGGTGATTGTGTTGCCTTTATTGACCATACAGACAATCCTTATAGGAATCAAAATATTGATCAGTCTGATAGTTTATACTATGCAGTTAAAAATGATTTAGTAACTTTCCAAAATGATGGCGAATTTGCAACAATGTTTACTCCATGGGCACAATACAACAGAGTTACTACAGATAACGACAAGAATTATAGTAAGTCAAGTAGTTACAAACCACAAGTTAGAATGCCTGGAAGTTATGCTTATTTCTTATCTTTAGCAGATTCGATAAAAGTTAATCCAAATTGGTTAGCTATTGCCGGTGTAGCCCGAGGCTTGGTACAGAATTTATCTTCAGGTGGCATGACTACTAACATTCCTAATGGAGCTGCTGATGCAATGGAACCTCGAGACGGTATTGCAATTAATCCCATTACAAATATTAAACCTTACGGTTATACTATTTGGGGTAACAGAACGCTTAAGAATAATGGAGCTGCAGGAAACTTAACTGCAACCTCATTCTTAAATATTAGAAATCTAGTAAGTGATATCAAGAAAGAAGTATATAGAACATCAAGAAAATTAACATTTGAACAAAATAACGATGTGTTATGGGTTAATTTTAAATCAGAAATTGCTCCTTTACTTGATAGAATGCTACACGGTTATGGTATTAGTAGTTATAGATTGCAACTTGATACTAAGCATCCTAGATATGGTGAGAAGGCAACATTATGTGTTAAGATCATCATCAGTCCTATTGAACCTGTGGAAGACTTTTATGTATCAATTGTTATGCAAGATGATAATACCGATATAACTGTTGTAGAGTCTTAATGGAAGGAGATAATGATAGATGGCTTATGAATCACAGATAGGTACTTATCACTTAGGTGAAAATCCTCAGTTATACAGTCCTCAAAGAGCAAATAACTACGAATTTATAGTAACTAATCTTGATGGTATCCTAAGGCCCGGTGCTACTGGTAATGAATCAAATGCAGTATTTAGAAATGCTCAAGAAATTCTTAGAGTGTCAGTTTCCCAAGCATTTGTGCCTCATTTTACACAAGAAGTTGTTGAAGTAAAACGTGGTAACAGTACTATCAAGTTTGCAGGTGTACCTACTTTCGAGGGTGGAGACTTACAATTTCATGACTTTATTGGTGCTGACACTAAGGAAATCTTAATGGCGTGGCAAAATCTAAGTTACAATGTCTATACTGAAAAGGTTGGTAGTCTGGATGTTCCTGCACAATACTATAAGAAAGATGCTTACTTAATCGAGTATACACCTGATTATCGTAAAGTTAGGCAGTGGGTGCTAAAAGGTTGTTGGATATCTTCAATAAGTGAAGATACATATGATAACTATAATGGCGAAAAGAAGATGGTTAGTTGTACTATTTCTTATGATACCGCAATGCTTGACACATCAGAAGTTTTAAATATATAATACTTAGTTAAACCAGATTACATGTAATTGTATTAAATAGAGAGGAAGTAATATTCCTCTCTATTCTTATGTAAGGAGTGATTGATATAATACTAAACGAAGTTACACGAAATCAACTGATGAATAAATCAAAAACCTCTTACAAAGGAAAACAAAGATTTGATAGAAGACATAAAAGTAAGGTTGCTAACACTACAGCAGCTATGAATAAGATTGACATGAATAAACTTTTCACTGAAGATATACTAACAGTAAGTATTCCTGTAAATGGTGAGACCGACAATTATACTGTTATCATATCTTTTGGTGGATTCTTAAGTTTATTAAAAGACGAAATAGACAAATCGGGCACATTGTCCTTTAGGGAAATATCAAGAGCTGCAATTAAAGGTTTTAATAAAGATGATGTGTATGTGTCATGCACTTGTCCAGATCAGCAGTATAGATTTAATTATTGGGCAACTCGAAATGATTATAACAGTGACGCACCTGAAACTCGACCTTCAAATATTACAAACCCTGATGATACACTAGGAAGCTCTTGTAAACACATTTTGCTTGTTTTAAGTAATACTTCGTGGATGTTACGAGTAGCAAGGGTGATTGATAATTATATCAAGTATATGGAAAAACATTATCCTAAAATGTATGCGGATAAAATATATCCTGCAATATATGGTAAGGAATATGAAGAACCTGTTCAAACAAATATGTTTGATAAAGACACTCTTGATAGTACCTCTGACATTATAGATGTAGCAAATAAAGAAAGACAACAAAGCACAAGATTTAAGAAAGGTAATCAGTCAGGTACTCAATTTGCATCAAAAGACACAGATAACCAATTAGATTTTGATGATATTGATAACACCTTGTGAGCTTAAAGCGCACCAGGGTAGTTTAAGACTTTATTATTAACTAGTGTAATTATATTACTAAGGCAATAAACTTATTTTAGCCAGTGTTTATAAATTTCATATATAATGCAGAACCTTTTGTTATACATTTAGTATTGTATATTATAAATGAATAATTCAAAAGGAGATTTGATAGATGACTAATGGTTACATTACTGAAGAATACACTCTCCCTTCTTTAGGAAAAGTGTACGATGTAAAAGTTAATCCTGTAGTGAAGTTGAAGTCAATGACCACTGAGCACGAGATGAAAAGACTTTCACCTTCCGAAAGACCTTATAAGACACTTTGTGAAATTATTGATGATTGTTTAGTTGATAACCCAGGCATATCAAGTTATGATATGTGCATGGCAGATTATGTTTATTTACTACAAAAATTAAGAGTAGTTACTTATGGTAAAGATTATAAAGTTATGAGTACTTGCTCTTATTGTGGTTCAGAAACGGAAGCTACTATTGATTTAGATGAGCTTGAAGTAGTTCCTTATGATTCGAATAATTTCGCGGAGTTAAGTCAATTTACACTACCTAAAACAGGAAAAAGAATAAAATTAAAGATGCAGACTCCTCGAATGAATGATGAAGTCACTATTCGTAGTAAAGAAACACGAAGAAAGACTAAAGGTTTAGCTGGGGATTCTGCATTTTTGTATACACTACAAATGATTATTGATTCAGTCGATGACAGAAAACTTGACATAGTTGAGTCAGAAGACTTTATCAGACAATTACCTATGATGGACACTAACTACATCATACAACGTGACAAAAAGTTAGTAGAAAGCTTCGGGGTTAAGAACGAGATAACTCGTACTTGTCCCGTTTGTGGGTTAGATTATACCAATTCCTTTCGTATCGGGAGCGACTTTTTTAGACCCGATATTGACATCTAATGGCGAACCTTTTGCACCTGTTCGTTTTAAACAGATAGTTAAAGAGCGTTATGAGATATCAAAAAGAATAAATACTTCATATAATGATATCGGATTAATAACTCCTCGTGAAAGAGGTTTGCTATTAGAATTTATTGAAGAGGACATTAAGCATGATAATACAGTGATAGAAAAAGCGAGAGATAAAGCGAAATCAATTAAATCAAGATAGAAAGGTGGTAACTAGTAATTGGCAGTTAAAGTAAATGATATGTATCGTACGCCTGAATCTGATCCCACTTTCTATGCAAAAATACTTGGACAAGAGCAACAATTCTATAAAGCTAGAAATAAGATAGCTGAAAAGTATAACCTTGAAGAGATACAAAAAAGACTAAAAAACCGAAAACTTGAGCAATCAGAAAGATTAAGATTAGAGCAAGAGCTTTCTGATAAAATTAAAATCATTGAAAAAGATGCTCTTCAAGTAACATTAACTTGGCAAAAGAATGAATTCAAAAAAGCTTCAAACTATGAAAAAATACTTATAAACGAGAATAAGTTAAAGAAGATAAGTGCTCAAAAAGAAGCTGCTAGATTTGAATTAGAGATGATCAAAAACAACTCTGCATTAAGTGAAGACGAGAAAAAGAAACAAGTACAACAACAAAGAAAATCAATAAAAGCTCTGAGTAAAGAACAAGCATCATTAAACAATATGAATGCTCAGTTATCTTTACTACAGCTTAATTCCTTCAATGATGCAAAGAAAAAAGGCATAACAGAGTTAGCAATATGGACTCTTAAACAAGATAAGAATGCAAGAAAAGCCGCAATTGCCGCAACAAAAGATCAGAATAAAAAAGATATTGTTAATTACAAGAAAACAGTCGAAAAACGAAAAAAGTTAGAAAAAGAATTAGCTAATAAGAAAGCTGCAGGAAAAGATACTTCTGGTGTTGAAGCTAAACTCAAAGATGCATCTAAGTTAGAAACAGACGCAAGAAAAAAGGCAGACATTTCTGCAGCTAATTACATGAAAACTCAATTGATAGATGCTGTTGCTGAACTCGGTAGTGCTTTTACTGATGTTGCTATTGATGCACAGAAACAAGCTGATTCGATGATGAGTAATTATCAATCAAGAATAAATGCATCTTTACAAGGATCAACTACTAATTTTTCTGATATTCTTGACACAGTGCAAAAGAATCTTGCAATAAGTCCTGTTGTTCAAATGGAGAAGGTAATTGATAATATCAAAGAAGCTTCGGATAAAGGCATAGCTTATAATATTGAACAACGAGCCTTCCTTAATACTGTATCAGATAAGATTGCACACACTTTTGATGCTTTTGACAGCAATTTAACACGATTAATTCGACTACAACAAGCAGATACAACTGCCGCGCGATTAGGATTAGAAGCTAATCTAACTAAATTATTCAATAGTACATTTAATGATAGTAGTTATCTGAGTGATGTTTATGATTCTGTGTCCCAGGCAATAATTGATGCTAATTCTCAGCTTAATAAGAATGAGTCTGCCGCATTCGAGTACACAGTTCAAAAATGGTTAGGTTCTTTATATTCATTAGGTTTAAGTGGCGGAACTATTACTCAGATAGCACAGGGTATCAATTATCTCGCAACAGGTGATGTAACAAGTTTAGCTAATAACACATCGTTGCAAACATTATTAGCTATGAGTGCAAGTAATGCAGGACTCGATTACGCTAAGATAATGCTAGAAGGACTTGACTCAAGTACTACTAATAAATTACTTCAGAGCATGGTTTTATATCTAAAGGATATTGCTGAGAATAGTGATAACCAAGTAGTAAAAGGTGCTTATGGAAATATTCTAAATATGTCATTATCAGACATGACTGCCTTTTCAAATATGTCCACAAGTGATATTTCAAGAATTTCGGGTACAAATATGACTTATAACGCACTTGTGGCTGAAACTCAAACTCAGTTATTCCAGACTCTATTAAGACAGTCAATGACTGAAACAATGAATAATGTTTTGCAAAATGCTACTTACGGAATGGGTATCGATATGGCTCAGAATCCTGCTACTTGGGCGATGAGTAAGATGCTCGATTTTATGAACTCAAGCGGTATTGACATAAATATACCTTTCGTATCAGCTGCAGGATTCGGTCTTGACTTGAACGCTAGTGTAAACCAATTACTTAGATTAGGTTTAGGTTTATCAGGAGCTATGTCTCTTGTTGGTAATGTTCTCGGAGCATTAGGAACCGGAACAGGAACTGGGCTATCTTTAGGTGATTGGGGTGGAACCGAATATAATCAAAGAGGTACTGGATTTGGTGGATTATTAGGTACACTTTTAGGAGCAACATCATCTAGTACATATATTAACAATAGTAGTTCATCTGATATGTCCACAGATGCTATTGCAACAGCTACTGATGATGCAGAAAATACAAAGAAAATAACTAATAAGAATACTCAGCCTGACGATCATACCCTTGATGATTTTTGGAATGCTACTGTAGGTGAGGGCGCTTCTGATTATTTTAAAGTACAAGATGATATTCTAAAATGGGCATATGATTCTTCTGTTGAATCAATTAGAGTGTTTGATAAAACAGGACTAACTTACATGGCTACTGTCTTTGGTACTGAACCTTTATATATGAACGGTATGTTAAAAACTGTTGATTTTGGGATTCAAGATGTTAAAAATGGTAACTCTTTAAGAGTAACAGATACTGGATTATCCAACATTGGAAGAATGTCATTTGACTCTACTAATGCGTTAAGAACTGTAGTAACGAATAATAGTATAACCACAAGAATAGCAAATGCTTCAGACATTGGTAACGCTATAAAACAAAACAGTCCTACGCAGATGTCATTGCAACCGGGCACTACAGTAAGTATCAGTAAAGCGTCACTTGTTGCTGCAATAGTAGAGGCTCTTGGTGGAAATGAGAATAATATAAGATTAAAACAGTTTGTCGATAATTCCATTAGAGGCAATACAGGCGCACCTCCATTGATGAGAGTTAGTAATGAGGGGACTCGAGAGCTTGATGTACGCGTAACAAATTCTGTTGCTTTTTCTCGGTAATAAAGGAGTGTAGATAAGTGTCACAAGAATTTTTTAAATCAAACATTGAATCAAAATATATAAAATATCTGTTATCGTATACTCCTTTACCTATATTCCCTACAATTAGTTCAGACGACATGATGATAGAGGGTTGTGTATACATCTACAAAGATAAAATACTACAATGTACAAGAACAGGTACGTTTAACGGAATAAAATCTAATAGTTTTATTGATGACCATCTATATGTTAATGATTATGTTTTAAATACCGATGACGATTATGTTCTATCTCACTGGAATTATGAAACAAGAGCGTATGATAAGTATCTACCTGATGAAGGTAAAGAAGGTGGTAAGTATTCGGGAACAGGAGGATTAACAGTAACAGATGAGATTGTAAGGTATTATTACAGACCTATAGCCCAGTTTAAAGTGCTTGATGATTTTATTTTTGGAAATTATGTGAGAAATATCACACAAAGGTTTGTATCAAATGTATCTTACTATGATCCACTAACTCATAAATTTTTGGGTGAGTATTTAAGATGCCTTAGAGATATATACGGTTTGGATTTAATGGGTTTGTATAATTGTTTTGATTATGCAACAACTGATCAATTTGTATTAACTAATGATGGTATAGTAAAATCAAAACCTTTGAAAGAAAAAGTTTATCTAATTCCGATTAAGTTTAACAAAACATACACAATAGCTTTAGATTGTGATTTTCCTGTTTTTGCTAAAGCTGTTATCTATAAAGACACACTATTACAAGATGCGTCTGGTAAAGATTTTACATCACTTATTCAGGAACCTACTATTAGATTCAATGGGTTACGATTTAGCAATCCTGTTACATATAGTGTAACAAATAATACACAGATTGATCCAACAGTTGATGAATCTTCAAATGAGTACAAAAAACTGTACAAAGAAAAAATCGAGACAGATAAAGTGTTACAACAACATGAAAAATATCTATATCTTGCATTACAAGTACCTAAAACGACATCTTCCTCGATAGCTGTTATAGAAGGAGATTACTCAACTATAGCTTATAATTACATATCAAGTGCTGAAAGTATTGACAAACTCTCTGATAAACAATTGTCAAGTATATTTAAAAGTGAATTAACTTTATTACAATCAAATAATAAAAAACAAATTCCTTATGCGGACAAATTGATTTCATATCTGCTTGGATATACTATTGACTGTAGAGAAGAGATAGATCAAAATGTGGCACGTATAGAAACTGCAATAGGATATAATCCTCCGTTGAAAGATTTTTATAAAGGTATTTGGGATAATGATTTAAGATATACTCTATACAGTAAATATATGAAATTAGATAATCTTGACTATATCAAGAAGTACGATATAACAGGTTTTATTGATAGAGATATTGATAATGCTGTACAAAAGGGGTTGATAAAGTATGGCGTTTAACATGATAGAAAATTACATATATATGTATCATGTTCAACAATTTATTGTTTTGCCTACATATCCTGATTCGTTAACTGATACATTACAAGTTGATTTTTCTAGTTCTTCGTTAATGTCAAGATCAGCACCAATATACTCTTATAGCAACTCAGGTCCAAGGCAACTAACTGTTAAACTAGATTTACATAGAGACTTGATGACTCAGGTTAATAGAGATGTGAGTAATATACCCGTTACAGTAGGTGAAGATTATATTGATGTTCTTATAAAAGAAATCCAAGCAATAGCTTTACCTGTATATGGAGCATCAGAGAAGATGGTTAATCCTCCTATGATTGCTGTACGATTTGGTAACGATATTTTTATTAAGGGAGTTGTACAAGGAGCTGTAGCTGTTGATTACATGCTACCTATAATTGAAGGTAATAGATATGCACATGTAAGTGTGTCCTTTACTGTAGTAGAAGTTGATCCATATGATGCTCCTCAAGTAATGTCAAGTGGAAGCTTTAGAGGATTTGATAGTTCATTAGAAAGAAATGTGTGGACAAGGTCAATATAGGTGATATTTGATGAAAGAAATATTAACTCAAAAAACATATAGAGATTATAACTACATATCAAGATATTCAGTCTTTCCATACTACTATAATAGATTAGATAATAAGTATGTATATGGAATTACTACGCAATTAAAGAAAGATACCAATTTTGTATCGTATAAAGTGAAACAAGGTGATACACCAGATAGTATATCATTGATGTATTACAATTCACCTTTGTATTATTGGGCTATATTGATGTTCAATGACATAAATGATCCCTATGCGGAGCTTCAAGAGGGTCAGATATTGAAAATACCTACCTTTACGAATATTGAATTTGATATGTAATTTAAGGAGAAAATAAATGGCAAAGGTTGCAAATCTAGTTAGTGTACCTACGCTGGTGCAAAGTCCTTTTATTATAGCTACTATCGGGGGTACAACTTTTGGTAGCTACAGTGGTAACTATAGAACAAATGCAACATATCCAAACTTTATGGATTCAATAACAATAAATAAAGTTAATGGCACTGTCAATAGATATAATCTTAACTTTCACTATCAAGTATCTACGGGTGAAGACCCTAATCTTCTTGATAAGATATTTAGTAAAGCAACTAAAGATAGGAAAGTTGTGTTGCAATACGGAGACTGGATGGCTCCAAATTATATTTACAAAGAAGAACAATGCATTATTACTAACATTACTTCAAGATTAAATATGAGTACATCGTCAATTGATTATACTATACAGTGTACAAGTGATGCAATCGGATTAACTAGTACTACTTATAATTTTCCTGCACGAACTGCAAAACCAAGTGATGTCATAAAACAGCTAATTAATAATGCAAGATTTGGATTAAAGAATGTCTTTACAGGCATGAGAAATCCATCTTCTGTGCTATCAAATAATCTTATCGCTAGTAATGATAAGAAAGTAAGTTTACTTCCTCAGAATAACATTACAGTACTTGATTATCTTAATTATCTAGTGGGATCTATGATTAGTGTATCAACTCCTGTAGATTCTATATTAAGTTCTTCAAAATATTTTTTAACTATACATGATGATTATACTAATGATATGGGTGGAACATATTTTAAAGTTAATGAAGTCAGCAAAGATGCTTCAACATACACAGCTACTAATACGTATGAAATTGATATAAACTATCCAGGTGATAATTTTGTTTCTGATTTTAGTTTAAATAATGATCAATCTTGGGCAATACTATATGAATATTCAGGTCAAACGAAGCAAGAAGAATATGTTTATAACATACTTGATAATGGTGTAGTTGAGACAAAGAAATCTCCTACACTATTGACATCTACGCTAAATAACCAGAAATCACCTTACAAGACGCAGTGGTGGACACTGATGACTGAATTTCCTATTACTGCTAGTTTAACAATAAAAGGATTAACAAGGCCTTCGATATTAATGACTTATGTAAAACTAAATGTTTGGTTTGCAGGTGGTCAAAAACATATATCAAGTGGTACATATATTATAACTCAACAAGTAGATACTATTACTTCGTCAGGTTATAATACTACTTTAACATTATTAAGAGTGGGTGGAGATAGTTAATGACAAGAGCTATTATTGAAGGGCGTATTGATAATTATCATTACAGAGTCCGTATCCCCATTATAAATAAGTTAAAGTCATCGGTGAGTGCTACTCCCACTGAAGAGCTGGCAATTGCCACTATTGCTGCTATACCTGGTTGTTCTCCTAGATTTAAAAACGGCGACATTGTATTTGTTGAATTTGAAGAGCAAGATACTTCAAAACCTGTAATCGTAGGTAGATTATATAATACTGATGATAAAACTATTGCAAGTGATGCTAATTTTGATAGTTTAGTTGCAAATGTTAATGTTGAACTTCCTGTTGATACTAGTATTGGTAAAGTAACAAAAACTAACATAATGTATCTTGAAGGGTTAAGTTCTAATGTACAATACGAATTTAGTAAGAATAATACTGAACATCAATCAATAAATGATAATATTGACGAGATAGAAGAGGACATTGACGAGATAGAAGGAGACATTGATAGTATTGAAGTTTCAATCTCTGAAATAAGACAGCAAATATCAACCATACAACAGTCAATAATTACTATCAATACAACTATAGCAACTATTCAAAGTGACATCACAAGTATAAAGCAGAAAAACAATGAACAAGATACACAAATTGCATCATTATCCGACAGACTTGTACCTCTGGAAAATCAGTTAAGCGGTGTAATGCAATTTTGGGGTAAGATCAGATTAAATAATGCTTCTTATGGTACTTCAGAGCCTTCAGGTAGTGCTACAGAAGGTCAGATTTATCTACACATTCAATAAAAGAGGTTAAACATGGCACTTATATCTTCAAATGAATATCTAACTCGTTCACAAATGAGAGATAATGCAGCATATGTGCATAACTTTTTTACAAAGCTTGGATGGACATCAAATGCAATATGTGGCATGTTAGGAAACATGGAACGAGAGAGCACAGTTAATCCAGGTTTATGGGAATCTCTTGATTATGAAAATTACAGTGTTGGTTTTGGTCTTGTACAATGGACACCTGCTACAAACTTAACAGATTGGGCATCTAAAAAAGGTTTAGCTAGAGGATCAATAGAAACTCAATGCAAGAAAATACAAGACGAGTATGAAACGGGGGGGCAATACTATCCAACTTCGGAGTATCCTCTAACCTTTTATCAATTTTCCAAGTCAACGGAGTCGCCGGAGTATCTAGCCAGAGCTTTTTGCAAGAATTACGAACGCGCGGGAGTAGAGGCCATGAGCGAGCGCGAAAGTAATGCAAGATACTGGTATAACCAGTTAACCTACTATCCTAGATTAAAAGAAGTAGATGAATATTGGGGGCCTATCAGAGGTTCAAAATATTATTATTCTGAGAATATCTTTTATCAATCAGGTTATGGTCTTCCAAACTGTACTTGTTATGCTTGGGGCAGACGTTATGAATTAACTGATCAAAAACCTACCACATATACGGGTGACGCATGTGGATGGTACCAATACAACAAAGATAATAATATATATCCATATAGTGACAGTATTCCTTCTTTAGGAGCTATTGCATGCTGGAGTGACAGCTCAAAACCTGAAGGTCAAGGAGGTCACGTGGCTATTGTTGAAGAGATAGACCCGAGTACAGGTAATATAACTACTTCTAATAGTGCGTACGGAAGTACCTTTTTCTATGTTGATACTTTACAACAAAGTCAAGGATATAACAATGGTAAATATCGATTTCAAGGATTTATATATCTTAAAAATGGGTATGTTCCTCCTACTCTTAACCCTGAAATAACTAATATTGAATCAATAAGCTCCACAAAGATAAAAATTAGCGGAGCATCAAACGGTTCGGAGCAAGCTGTTCTATATATAAAATGGAATAGTAATTCAGTATCTATGTCTGATTATGATGAAATAATTACAATAAGTAGCTCAACTTTTACTATTGATGTAGCTAAACCAAGAGAAGCATATAGTGTTGCAGTGATTCCTGTTAGAGGTATATACATAGGTAGTGTATTTGCAAAAGGCGGTTTAATCGTAAGTATACCCTGTATAAATATATATACAGATAACGATTTCTTACAAGCTATTCCTTATGTGTATACTAATGGTCAATGGAAAAAATCAGTACCGATGCTATATACTAAAGGACAGTGGTTTAAGATATACAATGATAAGAAATAAGGAGTGAACAGATGTATTCAATAAAATTTCCCGATATGTTAAGTAGTGCCAGTACTAATCTAATAGAAGGACATGAAGCAACCATATCAAATCTTAGGTTAATGTTAGCATCATGGAAAACCTCCTTGTTTGGTGACCCTTATTTCGGAACTAACATAAAAAGATTTATTTTTGATCAAAACAATGTTGTACTAAAAGATTTGATTATTGATGATATAAATCTTGCAATACATGATTTTATGCCTCAAATTCAAATTTCAAGAAATGATATAACAATACGACAAGTTGATGATCATGTTTTTGTGGATATAAAGTGCATAAATAGACTTGACAACCAACCCGACACATACACAATTGAATTAACTGAAGGTTGATAAATCGGAGGATGAATAATGGCAAATTCAAATAACCCATTGTCTTCAATATCTTACACGAATAAAGATTTTCGTGCAATCTTTAATGAGCTACTTGATTTAACAAAAAAATTAACTTATAAGTGGGATCCATCAATATCAAATGAGTCAGATCCTGGAGTTATACTCTTAAAGTTAAATGCAATTATTGGAGACAAGAATAACTACAATATTGATAAAAATATTCTTGAAGCATTTCCTGAAACTGTTACACAAGAAGTATCTGCAAGAAATATGTATAAGCAATTAGCTTATATTATGCCTTGGTATAGGTCTGCAACTACCACTGTTACTTTTAAATGGGTAGGTGAAGTACTTACACCAGAAGACAAAATTACTATACCAAGATTCACTATGTTAACCGATAGCGAACAATCAAAGATATACACCTTAATTGAGGATGTAGAATTTAAGTACGGAGTATCCGTTTCTTCAGGTAAGGTTATGCAAGGAACTGTTACGGATCTCATAATCAATGGAGATACAACACTAACACTTGATAATATTGATTATAATAATAGAATATATCTTAATGACTACAGTGTTGCGGAAAATGGTATTTTTATTAGCAATGCTGAAGAGCAGAACTTGAGATATTGGGAAAAAGTCGATAATTTACAAGTAGTTCCTCTAGGTGAAAGGTGTTATGAATTCGGTATTGATACTAGAAGTAACTCAGCATATGTTGAGTTACCTTCAGATATTGAAACTTTAATACGTGCAGGACTTAACATAAAATATCTAATTAGTGATGGAGTTTCAGGAAATGTTAATGCTAACGAAATAATAAAATTTTATCAGGATGTTGCAGTACAATTCAGAGGTGAGAGTCTTAATCTCAATGATGAAGTTGTAAAAATGTACAACCCGTCAGCTACAAAAGATGGGTCTGATCCTGAACCTGTGTCTCAAGCATATAATAGCTATAAGAAAGTGGCTGGAACTTTTGATACTCTGGTTACATTAAGAGACTATATTAATGCTATATATCAAAGTGGTTATGTGTCTAACGATTTGGTTTCTGATAGATTAACTGACATACAAAGTTCGTATAAGATAATCACAGATAACATTGGTTCCTCTGATACGATTATTGAATATGGGCGTTTTAATGACGGCACAACTAACGATTTAAGTCCGTATGATTTGAAACTTTACTTACTACATAATAGTGGTGTTGTTAGCAATATAACAGACTTTAATGCAACTTTTGATTTGGAACCTAGCCAAAGTGACACTGTAAAACAAGTTGAAAATTATCTAACTTCTACTCGTTGTATGCAGCATAACTTTAAGGATATTCTACCTAATAAACCTTGTATGTTTAGGAATATATATCCTATAAAGATACGATTTGTACCTCAATATCAATTATCTAATGTTCAAATTGATTCAGTTAAACGTAACATTATTCAAGCATTGTATGATACTTTAAATTCAAGACAAATAAATTTTGGAGAAGCACCTGATTATAATTTGATTTATGATGCAATCATCAATTCAGATGAAAGAATAAAAATAATAACTATTGATGATTTTACTTACACAACTTATGCTACCTACTGGGATGATAAATCAAATAAATTCAAAAGTATACCAGTTAGCGAATTTAATGATCCTTGGATAATAACTGTCAATAATAAATCTGACATATCAACAGTTGTAAAAGATTTAGTAAATCCTTCACAATATATATTTATTGCAAAGAAAGAACAAAACACAGTTTATAAGTATAATGTAACAAAACAGGTTGCTGAAGAGTATTCTAAATTCATTGATGCTTTCAGAATTGATATAATAACTAGAGCTGTACTTGCAGGAGTTACTCCCTTATATAATCAAGAAAGTACTTTTCAATATTCAATTGACCAAGTATTTGACCATGTTGATAATGATGTCGAAAGAGTGTCAACTGATCTAGTAGTTTCGCCTTGGGGTTTTGATGAGAATGGTATGCCTAAAGAATTTGATAAGGATACTACTGATACTATTATGCAGTACACCTTAAAAGATAATGAATCAATACAGTTCTTAGCTCCATCATTTATCACTGAAATGAATTACTCAAACTATGTAAAGTTTGAGATGTGTTTTGCTAAAAGGTCAAACGAATACGAGTACAGAGTTGCAAATCCTTATAACTATAGTAAGTCAGAAGGAACTTATAACGGTGCTGCAATTACTTTAAGTATAGCATTAAACAATGGTGGTTATGAAAATTATGTTGATTTGTCTGATACAGTTAATAATAAAGACCATAGATACATTCCTGGAAAACAATGTGGAAGTTTAGCTTGGTTTACTAATGGTGTAGTTGAATATCAGGGTAATCATGGAAATATACTAAAGTCTTCACCCTTTGAAAAATGGTCAAGAGAATATGAGGTTTTATACACACAGGAAGAAGTATACAGAATTAATTCTGATACAGATTATAAACTAAAAGCTGGTGACGCAATCACTTTTTTCTGGAAAGAGGAAGATGATGATACAGCACCTTATCGTTATAGATGTTATAAAGGAATTGAAGATGAAACTGAAACAAGTAAATCACCAATAATTAGAGGTACTTTTACTATAAATGGTGTCCATGTTAGTACAGCAAAAGTAAATCCGAATTCATTACTTGATTCTGGTACTATTCCTTATGATGCGAATCCCTATAGTAATTATCAAAAGATTTATGGTATGTATGGAGATAATACATTAAGTGGTACCAAATCTATTGACACAAGAAAGCTAAATCAGGTTCAGTTAAAAAAGAACGAAAGATATTTTTACTTCATAACTAATAACATTGTTGAAGATGAGAATACAAATCAATCTCGATATGTTATGAAATTTGATGTGTTACCCAATTTTACTCCTGGAGTATACTATGATAGTAATCAAAATATTGTAAATACAAAACCTGATGACTGGGGTTATGGAAATAGTAGTTTTTATACCGAAACGAAAGAAAAAATACAATTTGTCTATGATTATACACTTAAATCTGATGAATATTTTATATATGCTAATAAAAGTATGACCGAGTATGAAATATTAGGTACAGGTACTCTTATAAGATTATTTGAAAATCCTTTTGGCGACTCATTACCTGTATTTGAAGTTGAAGCAGTTTCATATGAAGATGTTGCAATGCAAGGATTATCTTCCTTTACTGATAAGACCAAGTTACTAAGTGTTGATGCATTGATAAAAGAACAACAAATATTTAACTTAACATCAGGAGACAGTGTTTCCGTAAAGATAACTGATGATTTTGAAGGTATGCCTTATTCACTTGTTTCTTGGGATGAACAAGGAGGTAAACTAGTATCTACTACACATGAAGGTATAGCATTTCCGTTTTTCTGTACAAATCAGTCAAATTCTACAAAAGGTTTAAATATCGAGTATTCAACTGGTGATGCAGGATATACACCTTTACCCGGTATTGAGATAGAAGATGAAAGTTCAAATTGGGCAGGCACTGCAATACTAAATATTGATTCCACTTATGATGATGCACAAGTAATTAACAACACAATACCCAGTGGATCAACTAGTGCTAAAGATAAAAAATCATTACAACAAATGATTATCAGAAGATTAAATACTAATGATGCAGGAAATGAAGAAGAAACAATTGCCAATAAACTTTATCCTGTAAATCCTTTCAATTCAAACAGCGAGTTAAATGTTCTCACTAATGTTTCTTTAACTAAAGTAGGAGGTAAAAACATTGATGTTACATACCTTGATGCTTACGGTGAAAGAGCTAACATTAGCTTTTATGCTTTTGAACTTAATCCTGCATTTAATGCTCAACCTTTATTTAACACAACACCAGAATATGGAATAAGAATGAATTTTAAAACACAAGGTATCGGAGATTTACCAAATATAACACAATCAGAAGCAGGACACAATACAATATTTAAGATTTCTGGTATGAAACTTGAAAAAGGTTATAACTATATACTCGGAATAAGAAACACAAGTGCTTCACAGAAGTTTTGGTTGATGTACGGTTATGGACAATCGGAGTATGTAACTTGCTTAAACGCCTCAACTAGTAATGGCACTCAAAATGCGAGCGGAAAAGGCTTAGGTCCTGGTAAATATTACTTTTTACTTGATAATATAACAAATAATATCACATCATTACAGATTAAAATTAGTGGTGAAGATGAACAAGGATTTCTTGAATTCGATAATCTAACTAAATGTATAAAGAACGATTTATTTATAAATAAATATGGTATTAATCCTTCAGCTATTGAATCACAATTACCTAAGTATGATTATAATGGATATTTTAAGTATAATTATTCTATCCCTAAAGATGTACTTATCGAGGATCCACTTGAAGCAAAGAAATTCTTTGATGAGAATCATCCTTGTAATAAAGCAACTATCGGACATGTTAATCTAATTATTCCGTCAGAAGCTTCGAGAAATGTCAATGCATCAAGTATTGATGTAATGAATAACGATAGGTAGGTGCAGAATGGCAACTTTTAGAACACAGAATAATGTGCCTGATGTGTACGTAAAAGGCTCACGAGATTTTCAATTATTTTGTAATTTGTTTGATTGTTTAAATGGTAGTATAAAGTATGATATTGATTCAATACCTGATGTTGTTGATACGAATCAATGTAATGAAAGGCTATTGCCCTATCTTCAAACAAAATTAGGTTTTTGGACAAATGTTAAAATAAGATCAGAAAATCTTCGAACTATAATGAAAGGATTCTTATATGCTGTAAAGAATAAGGGTTCAAAAAAAGGCGTAGAGCAAGCTGTACAGATATTCTTAAAAATAGCTAAAATAAATACGCCAGTTCATATTGAAATAGTAAATGAACCAAAGAATGAAACGCAAGATCCTTACACAGTAATAATTGGAACTGAACAGTATTTGGGTGACACTACTATTCTTGATGAGATACTCAAATATATATTACCTGCTGGATACGCATATAGATATGTATACTACACTGATAAATCATATAATACTACGATTAAGTATGGAGATAGTGTACGAGTAATTACAGGAAACTATAATTATTCAAATGATCTTGTTCCTGGTCAAGCATTACTTGGTGCTATAAGAACAGAGTATAAATACTATACCGAAAATGAACAAAAGATAAGAGAATATGGTAAATTCAAAACACCTGATATCATGAACAATGTAAATCTTACCACAGTAAGTAGTGATAAAGTACCTCTACCCGGTAATAGCTACACCAATGCTCCTGAAATTAGGAATCCTGTTGTTGAAGAAGATCCAAAACAAGGTATAGTTATTAAAAAGGAAGATATTATCAATCTATATAACAATGTTTTAGGAGAAGACAAGAATGAAAACTAATGCATTTATAAGAAACAGTTTTGGTTATCAAGGGTTAGTAAAAATAACATATAAAGATAGAGGTTATCAGCATTCTGTTATGTTAAAAAACGAGGGCACTAAGTATCTTGGTGATCTTATTTCGATAGTATTAGCAGGAGATTTAACTAGTCTTGACTCTGTAAAAGACAGGTGTCCTAGTGCGTTAAATTTTGAAGTTGAGATGAATACGAATGAATGGAGAAGTCTTTTATCTATCAATTCTCCTTTAACTTCAGGTGTTTGGGGTGAAGTAGTACCGGACATTGAAAATACAAATGCTATAGGAAAAACAAAGTTTTCTTCCGTAATATCAACAGGAAGTGTAATAAGAGGATATGATTCTGCGGTAAATGGAAAAAATCTTCGCCTTAAACTTATAAATAACAGAAAAGAAGAGTTAGCTTATATATATGATAAAACCGATAAAACTAATCGAACATTGCCACTCCTATATACCGCATTAGTAAACGGTCAAGACGCATTAGTAGATTGGACAATGTTTATTCAAAATAATTAACCGGAGGAATACATGAATGTATGTTGCATCTGAAAGTGTAAAAGGGTTTCCTTTAGGAAAACCCAGATCAGGTAATTCAAATGATCTGACAAGTAGAATATTCTATGAATCAATGGTAACCAACTTAATTAGTCAGCTAGTTGATGTTGATGGGTTTTTGATAAGTTCACCTGGAATATCTAATTATAGCATAACTGATGATTTAGAATTTAATCTTGGTGGATATTGGTTTCTAGTAAAAAGAGGAACCAAGATAGTACCAGTTGAGCTTGATGCTCCTATTGATGAAACTATTAAAGGTAATCCAGAAATAAGAGGTAAGACATGTTATATCTATGCCTGTATCAATACTATTGATAATAATGGTATAAAAGAAATAAGTGGTCAAGATGTTGATTCACAATATACAGGACTTACCTTTATAGCAAGTGCTTCTCCTCCTTCAGAGTTCAAGAAATTTGCTCATCAGCTACCTTTATTTTCAGGTCCTGTAAAGGCTAACGGACTTCCGATATGGGCTGAATGGAAAATATATGAACCTAGTTTTATAAAGTTTAGAGGCAATTCTATTGATACTGATATTACAGGTATTGATGGCAAAACAAAATCCGCAAATTATTAAATTTTTATTAAATTTTTCAAATAACTTAAGATTTAAAGGTTGTGTACTTGTATAAAGTAACGTAAGGTACTTAAGGGAACTAATTAATATAATTAATTACATAAGTTATATATATATTAATTGTTATTAGGAGAATTTATGAAAAATATTATTGTTTGTCCGAAATGTGGATATCAGTATACACCTGCTGAAATATTTATTCCAGATTATTTTCTAGGTAAGCCTTCATTTATCAAAAGAAATATTGATGGTGAGATAATTGATATAATAGGAACTAAACCTGATTTAACAGAATTATATAGATGTGATAGTTGTGGAACATCTTTTAATATAAAGGCCAGTATTGACTTTGAAACTAATGTTGATATTGAAACTGATTTCAATACTCCCTATAGATCAACTATTAAATAATGATTTTAATTAAAGAACATAAACCTATAAAATTACCCGGTACAAGCTCTTTGTTTGTTTCTTTTGACTATAACAAAGAGCTTGTTGATATTATCAAACAATGTTCTCCCGTTAATTTTGATAAAAAAACAAAACAATGGGAAATGCCAATAACTAGATTAGCTAAGTTTGTAAATCAAGCATCATTTGTTGATAGTATTGAATTAACATTACTAGAAGATATAGATAAAAGAAACATATCAAATAAGTCAGTTTTGCTGAACTACAAAACTAAACCTTACCCATACCAAGAGGAAGGCATTAGGTATGGTTTAGAGCAAAAAGATTCATGGTTATTGTTAGATCAGCCCGGTTTAGGAAAAACACTTCAGATGATATATCTTGCAGAAGAACTTAAAGCTAAACGCGGTATAAAACATTGTTTAATCATTTGTGGTATAAACACTCTAAAAACTAACTGGGAAAAAGAGATAAAGAAGCATTCAAATTTAGATTGTCGAATACTAGGTAAAGTTACCAATTCAAAAGGTAAAGTTAGTTATAAAAGTATTCCTGATAGAATAAAGGAATTAAAAGAAGGCATCAGTGAATTTTTTGTTATTACTAACATAGAAACAATTCGTTCAGATGATGTTGTAAAAGAATTAAGAAATGCAAACAATCATTATGATATGATAGTGCTTGATGAAGCACACGTATGCAAGTCACCAACAAGTAGTCAAGGGCGTAATCTATTGAAATTAACAAATGCAAAATATAAGATTGCATTAACTGGTACTCCGATACTTAATTCACCTTTAGATGCTTATGTACCCTTAAAGTGGACGGGAAATGATAATTCAACTTATACCAACTTTAAATTACAATATTGTGAATATGGTGGCCCTTTTGGTAATGACATTGTTGGGTTTAAGAATATGAATATTCTTAAAGAGCAATTACAAGATTGTTCATTAAGAAGAACAAAAGATTTACTTGACTTACCTCCAAAGACAATTATTGATGAGATATTGGAAATGAGCCCTCAACAAGAAATATTTTATCAAAATATTGTTAACGGTGTAGTTGATCAAGTAGACAAAGTTAGATTAAGTACAAATAATTTACTTGCAATGGTAACAAGATTAAGGCAAGCAACTGCAGCACCATCAATATTGACATCAGAAGATATTCCTTCAATAAAGATTGATAGATGTTGTGAACTTGTTCAAGAGATAACAAGTAATGATAACAAAGTAGTTATTTTTAGTCTATTTAAAGAACCCTTAAAAATACTGTTTGATAAGTTAAGTATTTATAATCCATTACTTTGTACCGGTGATGTTTCTGATGAACAAATATCACACAATATTGATGTGTTTCAAAATAGTTTTGACAGCAAAGTAATCTTGTGCACCCATTCGAAGATGGGCACTGGAATAACATTAAATAGCGCTTCATATGCAATATTTATTGATTCACCTTGGACTTCAGGTATGAGTGAACAAAGTGAGGATAGAATACACAGAATTGGTAGCAAAAACCCAGTTTTTATATACAAGTTGTATTGCAACAACACTTTTGATATGCGAGTAAAACAAATAGTTGACAATAAAGAAGCTATCGGTGATTATATAGTAGATAATAAACGTGATGAACAAACAATGTTATTACTAAAATCGCTTATAAAAGAACTTTCTTGATTTATTGAATACATTCCTTTATAATAAAGGTGTGGCACAAAACCACACCTTTATTTATTTGTATTTTTGTTACAAATCATATATTATATATATAACAAATATAATAAACTAGGAGATAATAATAACTATAGTGTTAGATGAGTATAAAGAGATATATAAACAATCAGCAGCTTTAGTTCCCGAGTGGAAAACAATGTCTCAAGTTGAACTTGCAGAAAAATGTTCACAAAAAGGACCGCATTATCAGAATTATTTATCAGCACTTATACTTAAGTTTTGGCATATAATTGATAGAAATGTATGCAGAGATAAGGGTATATATGATGAACTGACTGCCTATGACTGGTACATAAACGCTATAATGGTGGTTATAAATTACAAAGTGTGGAAAGATCCAAAAAGTTCAGTTTATAATGATGCTAAAGCAGTCGAGAAAATGCTAAATACATGTGTCAACTGTGATAGAGCAAACTGGTTTCAAGCTTCAAATAGATACAAACGAAAAATAAATCACGGAATTAATAGTTTAGATTCACTCACTGAAGAATATGGTGATAGTGTAATTCCGATTGATTTACATGATGATAGAGTTGATTTTTCAAACTGTAAAGAATTAGTATTAGATTATTTTAACAAACAGCAATATCTAATGGCATTGATTATTGATGTAATAATGAATGATTTGAATATTGAGTTAGTTGTTGATGATCGCACTCTTGTGTACCAAGTAAAGAAGTGTATAAAATCGCTTCCTGATACGTATTTTGAATCTTTTGCATTAAATTATGGATTAGATAAAGATTTAGTTAAGAAATCATTTTCTTATATTTATAATATGAGTGATAATAGGATGAAATCTTCAATAGAAGGTTACATTTATAAACTAAGATCAATCTTTAAGAAGGATTAGTTATAAGATATGTTATTAGATTTACTCAGTATGGATAATTATGCCAGTTATAATATTAAGGTTGCAGAAATATTTGGACTTCATCCTGCAATATATTTATCTGAATTGATGAATATAAATGAAAAAGCAGTAAGAAAATCAAAGATAACTGGTGAAGAAACCTTTACTATAGACAGAAAATATATTGAAAAGAGAACCACATTATCAAAAGCAGAACAATTAAAGATTGACCAATCGTTCAAAGAAATTGGATTATTAAAAGTAGATAATGATAATCAAAATACAATGTCGTTAGATATAACAGTCTTAACTACCATTATGAGTGGTGGGAAGCCTTTAATAAAGGAATTAAAACTAATAACTGCAAAAACATCGAAGAACAAACGGACAAAAGATGAAGTAATTAAAGACGAATTAAAAAACCATATTCAAACTACAAACCCTGAACTTTATTCAGCTTATTGCGATTGGATTGATGCTGTGTATGCAAAACAAGGCTGGATGTCAGCACGTTCAGTAAAAGTTGCTCAAAAAGATATTGATGATTACTCAGACAGAAATCTTGATGTTGCATTAAAGATCATTGACATTGCAGCAACAAGAGGTTATAGGGAGATGGAATGGGCAATAAATGTGTATAAACAAGATTACGAGCCTACTTTTAGACTTAAATATACAAAACAAGCACCTGAATTCAGGTCCAGCAATGATTTGAGCGAGGAGGTATTTTAACTATTGTTATTGAGTAACGATTGTTTTGTGAAATCTGAATGCCAGAAATATTTGCAAGGCAAGTGTAACGATAATTCTTTTTGCGTTAAATTGTTTAAACTTGAACAGTTATATAATCTAGGACTATTCAGTGATGTACAAAGGAAGCACTTAGATTTAAGAATTGACAGTGACGGAACAGATCGTCAACAGTTTGAAATGCTAAAGAATATTGAAGATAGTATTGTAAGTTTTGTTACACAAGGTAAAAATCTATATTTGTATTCGTTGAATTGCGGGAACGGAAAAACAAGTTGGGCAATAAGATTAGCACAAGCATATGTAAATAAGATATGGTATAAGTGTGATGTTAGTTGCAAGATAATGTTTATAAGTGTACCCAAATTCTTTATTTCGTTGAAAGATAATATAAGTTTAAAGAATGATTATATTCAGCACATAAAAGATAATGTACTTGATTGTGATTTGGTCATATGGGACGATATTGGCACTAAAGTAGGCACAGAATTTGAAATAGAAAATATGCTTAATATAATTGATAATAGATTGTGTAATGGTAAATCAAATATATATACATCAAATATCAATCCTCTTCAATTAAATGAAAGAGTAGGAGGTAGATTGTATTCTCGTATTATAAATCTAAGTACTAATATTGAATTTAAAGGCCAAGATAAGAGAGGATTATAATCATGATACAGTTACAATTCTTAAATAAACTTCTCCAGACAGGGGACACATCGATACTTCTGATGAATAATCTAAACGACGAATTTTTTAGTGACTATACTGATGAATTTAATTGGATTAAGGAGCATGTCAATAAATATGGTAATTGTCCTGATATGACCTCTTTTGTTTCTAGGTTTCCTGATTTTGATGTTATTGAAGTTAAAGAAACTATTTCTTATCTTGTTGACGAATTATACACTGACAGAAACAGACGTAAATTAGCAAAGATATTTAATAAAGTTCGGCAGTTATTAAATGAGGACAAAACAGAAGAAGCTATGACTTTGTATACCAATGCAGCTTCAGATATTGTTAAAAGTAATCATATTGAAACTGTTGACATTCTAAGAAACACTTCAAGATATGATGACTATGTAGAAAAATGTAACGATTTTGATAAATACTATGTGCGTACAGGATTTAAGGAATTAGACGATTTGATCGGTGGTTGGGATAGAAATGAAGAATTAGCTACTATTGTAGCTCGTCCTGGTGTAGGTAAGAGTTGGGTTTTACAAAAAATTGCTGTTGCAGCAGCAGAACAAGGTTTAAATGTTGGTCTGTATTCAGGTGAAATGAGCGAAAATAAAGTTGGATTTAGAGTTGATACTTTAATATCGCATTTATCAAATAGTGGTATCATGAAAGGCAAAAGTGAAATACAGACTGAATACAAGAAGTATATGGAAGAATTACCTAATAAATTTAAGGGTTCTATTAAAGTATTAACACCCGCTATGATAAATGGTGTTGCAGGTGTGACAGCATTAAGAGCGTTCGTAGAAAAAGAACATCTTGATATTCTTTGTATTGATCAGCATTCGTTGCTTGATGATGATCGGAAAGCAAGAAATCCTGTAGAAAAAGCTGCAAATATATCAAGAGATTTAAAAAATCTACAAGTTATTAAAGGAATTCCTATTATTGCAGTGTCACAGCAGAATAGAGATTCTGTTGATAACGGTTTAACTACAGCTCATGTATCACAATCAGATAGAATAGCTCAAGATAGTACAATACTTATATTTATCCAACAAAAAGACCATGTATTAACTTTGAATTTAGTAAAATCAAGAGATTCAGGTAATGGGGCAAAATTACAATATGCAATTGATCTGGATAGAGGCATATTTGAATATATTGCAGATTCTCAGAATGAAGAGCAGTCTGAAGCTTTAAGAAAAGAATATGAGTGTCCTACTGAGGAGGATGTTTATTAATTGGATTTAGTTATTGGTAACAAGATTATAGTTACACCTATGGATCAAATACTTAAACAACTACAAAAAGAGCTACAAAAAATCAATGGTAAACTAAAGGATATTGAACCAATCAAAGGTCAGAATATAAACGTGACTTGTCCATGTAATGAACACAAAGGTGGGTTTGAAAGACATCCAAGTTGTCAAATATTTGCTGATCCTGATGATGACTACACTGAATACGGGACTGCACATTGTTTTTCTTGTGGTCTAGCTATGCGCCTACCTAGATTTATTGGATATTGTTTTGATGAAGACGAGCAGTTTGGTAAGGAGTGGCTATTACTTAGATGTGATACTGCATTTATCTCAGAAGTTAACTATTTACCTGAAATTGTTCTTGATACAGAAGTAAAGAAGGTTGATTCGTTATCTGAAGAAGAGTTAAAGAAATATAATTACTATCATAATTACATGTGGGAGCGTAAGTTGACAAAAGAGGTTGTTGACACTTTTGAAGTGGGATATGATCCTCGACAAAATATGTTAATATTTCCTGTGAGAGATGAAAACGGCATACTACGATTTATAACAGGTAGAAGTGTAACATCTCACAGGTTTATGATTCCTCCTGGTGTCGATAAACCTGTGTATTTACTTTATTATATGTTACGGAACAAGATAACTAGAGTAGCAGTTGTTGAATCACAGATAAATGCTTTGTATTTGAATTCTTTAGGCATACCTGCTGTTGGATTATTTGGTACAGGATCTACTACTCAGTTAAACACGCTAGATAAATGTGGTATAAGGATTTTTGACTTATTCTTTGATGGTGATACAAGTGGAGATAAAGGAATTAGTAGATTTATTCACAGTATTGGTGACGATAAGATAATCAATGTACATAGATTACCGAGAGGTAAAGATGTAAATGATTTAACTTATGAAGAAATTTTATCGTTACCTGTCGATTAATTTGTAATTTAGAAATTAATTAATTATAATATTAGTACAACATAAAGAAAAGGAGTATAATATGGCACAGATAAGTTTTGATGTTGCTTCTCAGATGGAAGCAGACAGAGCGCAAAGTTCAAACAATAACACTTTTGATTTTTTTACTTTGCGTAATGACGGTGATGAAGCCATTGTTCGATTTGCTTACAATGATACTTCCACTTTTAAAATCTATACTGTTCACGATATTGAATTTGAAACAGGCGGGCAGAAGAAAAATCGTAAAGTTTCTTGCTTAAGAAATCCTCATGATCCTATTAATATGTGTCCACTTTGTTCAAGCGGGAAGTCATCAAGAAATGTGTTTCTTATTGAGATGATACAATATGTTACAGATCCTCAAACAAATGCTATTGTACCAAAACCCGTTATATGGGAAAGATCAATGTCATATGCTGCAAGGCTAAAGAGTTTACTTGATGAGTATGGTCCCTTAACGGACTGTATTTTTAAGATCAAAAGGTGTGGTGCAGCAGGTAGTCGCGATACAACATATGAAATTTACTATGGTAGTCCTAAGATGTATCCTGATGAAATATACCTAAAAGATTTTTCGGGGCTTTCAAATGTTAATCTTTTGGGAACAGTTGTTCTTGATAAAAATTATGACGAAATCGATTATTATCTGAACACGGGAAGATTTCCGCAGAGTACAACAGGTAATAATGATAGTAATACCACAGCACCTAATACTACAGTTTATAATAATACGCAAGCATCAGTACCATCTGCACCTACACAGTATGTTCCAAAAGATGAACCCGTAAACAGTCCTGTACAACAGCCTCCGCATTCATCCAGCATTAACACACCTCCACCTAGAGAGCAGTATGTCCCCAATACAGTGCCCAATGCTAATATGCCTGTTAGGCAGTACGATGCTCCTGTAGGTGGGCCTCCTCAGAGAGCAACTCGTTATTATTAAGGAGTTGATTTAGTGGGATCCCTTTGGGGTGATGAATTTACTGTAAAATCTACTCCCGTTAAAAAAGTTTTGGATAAAGTAAAAAATCCGAAAGATGCAAATAAAGTGGTAAAGAAGGCTATTAAATCATCTTCTTTACCACTTAGGGATAGATTAGCATTAATTCGAACAAATGTTGAAAAAATCTTAGGAAGATATGCCGCAAATACCATTACAATTAGGAATCGAGAGCAGCTCAGTGCTTACATTGACGAAGCTATCAATAACGGAGAGATTGCTATTGATACTGAAACAAATAACAGTCTTGATCCTATCAGTTGTAAGTTAATGGGCCCTTGTATTTATACACCCGGACAAAAACAGGCCTACATTCCAATAAACCATGTTAATCCAGATACCAGAGTTAGATTAGAAAATCAACTAACCGAAAACGATATTGAAGAAGAGTTTAAAAGACTAGTTGATACAAAAATCATAATGCAGAATGGTAAGTTTGATTATCAAGTAATTAAGTGTACTTGTGGAATACAATTAAAGGTTTATTGGGACACAATGGTTGCTGCAAGAATACTTAATGAGAATGAGAAATCAGCAGGCTTAAAGCAGCAGTATAGAGATAAGATTGATTCAACTGTTGAAAAATATTCTATTGACCACTTATTTGAAGATGTTGACTATGCAGTTGTAGATCCTGATCTGTTTGCATTGTATGCAGCTACAGATCCTTATATGACTTATATGCTTTATAAATATCAATTAAATGAATTTAATAAACCAGGACATGAGCGTCTTAAAAGTTTGTTTCTTGATATTGAAATGCCAGTTATGGAAGTAGCTGCTGAAATGGAATTAACAGGTGTTGAACTTGATTTTGAATATGCAAGACGATTGAGTGCAAAATATCATAGTATGCTTGAAGAAGTGGATTTAAAGATTGAAAAACAACTTCAAGATTATAGAGAAGTCATTGAAGAGTGGAGAAAAACTTCAGAAGCACAATTTAAACCTACGAGTAAAAAACCTAACAAGAATGGTGAGTACACGCTTCAAAAATCAAAAAGCGAACAATTGATGGATCCACCTCAGTTGACAAGTCCGATGCAGTTTGCTATTCTATTATACGATGTTCTAAAGACTCCCGTTATTGATAAAAAGAGCCCAAGGGGAACAGGCGAAGATATTTTAAAACAAATTGATAATCCATTGTGTAGTTTGGTTTTAGAAAAACGCGGAATTGAAAAGCTAATAGGAACTTATATTGATAAATTACCTCAATGTATTAATCCAAAAGATAAACGATTACATGCACACTTTAATCAATGTGGTACTGATACAGGTCGTTTTAGTTCTAACGAACCAAATCTACAGAATATTCCCTCGAAAGAAAAAGCAATAAGAATGATGTTTAAAGCAACATCAGGAGAATATGATGTTGAACCTACAGATAACTACTATTTGTTAAATAAGTATGATGAGGTTGAAACAGATACAGGGTGGAAAAAAGTTTATGCTTTAAGTACTGATGATATTCTTGAAAATAATCAAATCTTGTCTATTGAGGATATTGATGGTTTGAATTATAAAGTGTATCTTGCATAAATATTTATTATAAAGAATATCTTTACTTGGGATTTGTTTTATATCTTTTATAATGTAATAAACGAGGTGATTACATAAATACATGAAAGAAAATCATAAACTAATAAGTGTAGCAATGCCTGAAGATTTGCTTGAAGAAGTGAAACAAGCATCAAAAGATAATGATATGTCAATGACAGCTTTTATAAAGTATGTGCTACGCATGTATTTATCAAAGAATGACAGAGACAGAACTAAAGAATAAATTACTAGAAACAGGTATATTCATTGATAATGAATGGTTAGATAAGTATGTTGAGTTAGTTGTAAGTAATCAAGGTACTTCTTATACTAGATTTAAAACACAGAATCATCATATTATTCCTGTGTGTTACTATAGAAACAGAAGTATTGAAGTAGATAATAGTATTAATAACTTGGTAACTCTCTTATTAAAAGACCATCTTTTAGCGCATTGTTATCTTGTATTATCTTCTGATAATAAACAATTTAAGGCAAATATGTTTTATGCTATTTGTTTTATATCTGGATTAGAAGTGGATGATACAAAAGTTATTGAGTTAGTAGATTCTGATTTAAGTGTTTATCAAGAAGCTTATGAGCAAGGTAGAATATCCGCTTATTCAAATAATCCAATGTTTGATGAGGTTAAGAAGGCGCATCATGATAGAGTTATGCGGAGTACAGAAGTTTCGTCACAAATATCACAAACAATGAAAAATAAGATTGCTTCGGGCGATTTATTTGACGAAGAGCACTGTAGAAATTTGTCAAAGTCTGCAAAACTTAGATGCTATGCATATAAAGATGTCAGTGTAAAAAGAATATTGAAATCTGATGCTGAAAAATACTTTAACGACGGTTGGAGAGTGCCTTATTACGATAATACATATGCTATATCAAAAAGTACTATAGCACCAAACATAATAGAGCAAAAAACTGAACGCAAGTCATCTCGAGATAGAAGTGAACGTGTTTGCTGGATACACAATGAATCAACATGTAAGATAGTTCCCTTAAGTAAACTCGAGGAGTTTATTTCGTTAGGATGGATTAAAGGTTCAGGAGTACATCAAGATTCAGAATCAAGAAAACGTATATATACAGAAGAAGTTCGTAAAAAGCTATCAGTTTCAAATAAAGGGCACAGTCCTGCAAACAAAGGAATACCTTGTTCTGAAGAGCAAAAAAAGAAATTATCAGAACATTTTAAAGGAACAAGATGGATGAATAACGGTATAATTCAAAAACAAGTTCAACAGTTAGAAATTAAAGACTATATCGATAAGGGGTTTACTTTTGGAATACTAAAGAGACCTCGGAAAGAGGGTGATGAAGACTGTGAAAACTCTTAAAGTAAAACGTGAATATGTACTATGCGGTGGAGACTTTTCACAGCAATAGCTCTTGAGCCGCGCTTGTTAGCCGAATATAGCGGTGATGATAAAATGATAAGTGCATATAAAGAAGGTAAAGATTTATATGCGACTATCGCTCAAGATGTTTATAAGAACAGCTACTGGGATAACATGGAACATCATGAAGACGGTTCACCAAATCCAGAAGGAAAAAAACGAAGAAGTAATTGCAAGTCAATTCTGCTCGGTATTATGTATGGTAGAGGAGCAGCGTCTATCGCAGAACAGATTGGTGAGAGTTATCAAGAAGCACAAAAGATTATTGATGATTTCTACAATGGATTTCCTAAGGTAAAAGAATGGATTGATAAAACTACTGAAGATGCTAAAGTAAATGGGTATGTTGAAGATTTTTGGGGACGCCGTAGAAGATTACCTGATATTCAATTACCAAAATATACTATAACTGATAAGAACAACAAGAATAACTCAGATGTTAATCCTTTATTATTTTGCAAAGGCGTTGTTACTAAGGTTAAGAACCCTTTAATAGCAGAGTATGAAAAACAGTTAAGTATGGCAAGAGGCTGGCAACAAGTTAAAAAAATAAAAGACGATGCTAGTAAAAACAATATTGATATACGAGACAATGGTGCGTTTATAAGTCAAGCAGAAAGACAAGCAGTAAATAGCAGGGTGCAAGGAGGCGCATCAAGCATGTCAAAACTTGCTATGATTGCAGTTTATCATAGCAAAGAATTACATGATTTAGGTTTTAGAATCTTGTTGCAAGTGCATGATGAGCTTATTGGTGAGTGTCCTAAAGAAAATGCGGATAAAGTAGCTGAGATATTATCAGATATTATGAAGCATTCTGCAGAGCCTGTAGTTAAGATACCTTTTAAGACAGATTGTTATAAAGTTCCTGTTTGGTATTTCGATGATTATGGTGACAAGTTGAAAGAAGAATACAATAAGATGTGCAAGAATGAACCTGTTGATGTTGTAGTGCAGAAACTGATGAAAAAGCATTGCGAACTATCAAAAGAACAGTTTGATTCTTTAATCGCGTAATATTGTATAAAACATTACAAAAAGTGAGGTAAGCCATTGACTTCTACCCTCACTTTAAAATAAAATAATAAAATGAGAGGTTTTTATTTATGTCAAAAGTAAAAGAATGGGTAAAGAACGACTGGAAAGAGACAAAGGTACTTTTTAGATGCATTCCTGCATTTCCGTTTGCAGTGTTGTGTGCAGCACTTATTGCAATGAACTTTCTTGCAAATAAGGCGATTGTAGCTGAAAGTTGGATCTCATTGGATGCAGGAATTATTGTAAGCTGGATTGCATTCCTTGCAGGCGATATGCTTGTTAAGAGATTCGGTGCAAAGGCATCTATTAAGGTAAATATAGCAGCCATTGTTATTCAGCTCTTAGCTATTGGTTTGCTAACGCTGGGAGCAAGCATTCCTGGTTATTGCGATTGGACAGAATTTGATTCTATCTTTGGAGCTATGCTTTGGCCTTTAGGTGCAGGCACAGCGGCATTTATTGTAGGTATTTCTGTTAATGCTTTTATTTCTAAATTCGTTCTGACTCGGTTTAAGGATCGAACTACTTTTAAGTCATATGCTGTTGCAAGTTATGTGTCTACAATGATTGGTCAGTTTATTGATAATCTTGGGTTTGCATTGCTGTTTAGTGTTTGGCAGGATTGGTGTGATCCACGTTCCATCTGGATGCTTGCAGCTGTAGGAGCAGTAGTTGAGCTGCTTAGTCAGATTATACTTTCTCCTATTGGGTATAAGATTGCACAAGGTTGGAGAGAGAATAATGTTGGTTCAGAGTATGTTAGTATGGTGAAGGAAGCACAGGAAGTTAACTATAATGGAAAGGCTGCATAATGAAAGTATATTTTGCACAAATAATGGATAATCTCGCTTACTATGAGCATGAGAAGAAAATTGCAGATTTGCTTGAATCAAATGGGCATGAAGTTTATTTTCCTTGGAGAGATGAGGGAGTAATTTTCGAAGATCAAAGTACGCTACAAGACACATTAAAAACATTTAATACAGATGTCGATCATATTAAGTGGTGTGACGTTATGGTAGCTTACATTGATGGCGATGATCCTGGAACAGCAGTTGAAACAGGTATCGCATATGCTTTAGGAAAGCCCGTAGCTTTATATGCGACAGAGTTCCAAAAACTGAGAAAAGGTGTGGATATTAGCACTGTATATCCTATCGAAGTACTTCCTGCTAATTCGCATCAATTCTGGGTAACTGAAAATGAACCATTAATCAACAATATGCTGTTAGGTGTGTCGAATAAAACAATTTTGAATACACCAGAAGAAGTTTTAGATTGGGTATCTTCAGTTAAGTAAATATTATTGCACTTTCCATACATTGATAAGTATAGGTCGGAAGATAACTATTGTCAGGCAGTACCAAAGAACATAGGTAATGATTATATTAGTAAATAGTTCGCATAATTAAATACTTATTGTAACCTAGTTAGCTAAGGCAAGCTAAAGACTTTTTATTTATCTAGTATAAGTTATTATATTACTTGATACACTTAGCTAACTAGGTCTATCTTTATTTTACAGGTGATTATTATTAGTGATTTATTCTTAAAAGAATGTGTTGGTATGTTAGGTTCTATCTTTGTTGCAATTTCGATGACATTTAAAACAACAACAGATAAAGGTGTAATGTGGTTAAGAATATTTAATCTACTTGGATCTTTCGTGTTTGTTATTTACGGAATCGTTCTACCAGCATATAGTACTATTATATTAAATGTTGTTTGTGTTGTTTTAAATATTATTGGATTAGTTAATATTATAAAGAAAATAAGGAATTCATAAGTTAATTTACTTGTAATATAGTTTAAGTTACTTTATAATATAAGAGTAGATTAAAGTTTAGGAGGATTGTTGCACTTTGTACAGCGGTAAGTTTCACTTATACTTCGCAGGAAGAGGAAGTAAAGAAGGCGTTGAACTTAAAAGGAAACTTGGGTGTGATCAGCTGTATTCACAGCTTAATGAACGAGGACATATCAAGAAAGATGTAGAGTATCTAAAAGAGCATCCAGGAGCATTTTGTCTGTTCATTGATAGCGGAGCGTATACAGCTTATACAAAAGGTAAAGAAGTTGATGTAGACGACTATATTAACTTTATCAATGAAATTGGTGATTATGGTACGGTATTTGCACAAGTTGATAAAATTCCTCAAGTGATTGGGCGTCAGCCTACCGAAGAAGAGCTTGCAGCTGCACCTGGTCAGAGCTGGGATAATTATTTGTATATGATCAGTAAAGTTGATAAGAAATATAGAGATAAGATTATGCCAGTTTTTCACTTTGAAGAAGATACAAAATGGCTTCATAATATGTTGAATTACACTTTTGAAGACACAGGCGAACATATAAAATATATAGGACTTGCAGTAAGTACTGTTGATACGGCGGCAATAAGATTTGCTTGGTTGCAGATGTGTTTTGACATAATAAAGAATAGTCCTAATCCAGATGTTATGACTCATGTGTTTGGTTGCACTGCTTTGGATGTACTTGAAAAATTTCCTGTTACTTCTGCAGATTCTACCACATGGGTGCAAGCAGCAGCTTATGGTAATGTATTGCTTGATAATAAAGCTTATATGTTATCAAACAGGCGTCTAAATAAAAACGAGAATGTTCTTAATCAAACTGAACATATAAAAGAAGAGTTGAACAAGAAACTAATGAAGTTTGGTTCAACATTAGAAAAATGTGTCGAAGATTACAATGAACGACAGTGTGTAAATATACGTTCTATGCAGCAGTGGGCAAACAACTATAAATGTAAGTATGCAAATATTACACGAGGTGAATTATGGTAAGAGTTCTTATTACAGGAACAAGTAGCGGAATAGGTAAACAAAGTGCTATACTTTTCCTTGAACAGGGTTACGAGGTTTATGGTATTGATCTAAAAGATTCAGTAATTGATACCATTAACTATGATTTTAGATACCATCATTATATTGCTGATGTAAGTGATTTTGACAATCTACCTGATTTACCAAAGATGGATTATGTTATAAATAATGCAGGTACTATCGAAGAGGATAAGTCAATTGATACAAATCTTATGGGGTATGTCAATGTTGTGAATAAATATTGTTGGGGTAACGACAATATCAGATCTATTCTTAATGTTGGCAGTATTTCAGGTATTGTTGGACTTGATACGCCTTTGTATGCAGCTTCACAAGGCGGTCGAATTTCTTATACTAAAAACTTAGCTCTTAATTTTACACATAAGTTTAAGAAAGTGCCTATAAATATACTATGTTTTGGAGCTGTGCTTACGGGTCTTGAGCCAAAGCTTTATGCTCATAAAGAGCTTGTTGATGCTGTTGCAGATCAGAACTTACTTAAAAAGTGGATCACTGAGGAAGAGGCAGCACAATGGGTATATTTTATGTCAGTAGTAAATAAATCAATGTGCGGACAATCTTTACTTGTAGATAATGGTGAACAAGCTAACTTTACATTTATTGAATCAAGGTAGGTGCTTAAGTGAAGATAACGGCTTTAATACCTTGTTTAATGCTGGATAACAATAGAGCAGCTAACAGAAAATTCATCATGAATAATATATCAACTCTTGATCTTGATAATTATGCTATTAATGATCAATGTTTTTCAGATCAGGATTATGAATTTTTTAAAAAAGATAATAATATCACCTTTATTGGTAACCACAAAGAAAAACAAGGGTTTGTAAAAACAAGAAATCAGTTACTGGACTGGTTCTACAACTCAGATTATGATTATGCTTTATGGATCGATGCTAATTCTAGTATTACAAAAACAACTATGAACGCATACTATACTGTAATCAACGCTATCAAAGAAGAAAAACTTAATATTGATGCTATGTTTTCTTCACTTGGAATTATAACTTGCAGTGAGCGTATGAAATTAGCTTCTCAAGATGATTATCTTGATTTTGTAAAACTATTGCCTTGTGATAGATATTCAATCAAGATGTTTGCATGGTTACACTGTTGTTTAATGAAAAATGTTAATAAGTATTATGGAGATAAGTTATTTATTGATAGCATTTGTGATCCAAATGAGGGTATATCGGAAGACATATATTTATCTTCAAGCTTGAGACAGTTATATGACTGTTATCTATGCCCTTCTATTTGTGTATCAAAACCTGTTGCAAAGACTTCAACATGGATGAATAAATCAGTTAATGCAAAAGGTGCACCAACTTACGGTTACCCTCCTGTTGATTGGAGTCGTATGGAACAGTTGGTTTCTAAGAATTCAAAAAATTTCAAGAAAAAGAAAAGTGAATCATTAAGTATTATTGAGTTACCAAGGGTTGAAAAAGATAAAAATTTACTAAGACAATTTAAGTCAAGAAAAAAGGTTACTTTGAATACTCGATGTGATCTATTTTAACTTGTATTCTATGATTAAATCAATTATAATAAAGATAAAGAATATATGAAAGGTGTGTAATCTATTTGATTATTAGAACTGAACTTCTTCAAGAATCTTGCTCCAAAATACTAAATGCTGTTGACTCGAATGTGCTGAGTGCAGTCACTGAAACCTTGGAGATAAAGAATGAACAAGGTAAAATGTCAATGTCTGTTACCAACAGAGAGTACTTTGTTAATGTCTTATTTGACACTGGTGTCGACGAACAAATTCATGCAACAGTTAACGCAAATCTGTTTCTTAAACTAATAAGTAAGATAACTTCTGAAACTATTGAACTCACCACTGATAACAATTCATTATTTGTTAAGTGTAATGGTGATTATAAACTTCCGCTAATATTTGATGGCGATAAACTTATGGAACTTCCAAAGATTAGTATTGAAAATGTAGCTGAAACTTTTGATATTGATAGTTCAATATTGCATTCAATAGTAAATTATAATAGTAAGGAGCTACAGAAAGGAACTATTTCTAAACCTATACAGAGGCTCTATTATGTTGACAGTGAAGGTTGTATTACATTTACAACAGGAGCTTGTGTTAATAAGTTTTCTGTTGACATGAGTTCAAAATTACTGCTCAATGACAAATTAGTTAAGTTATTTAAGTTATTCAAAGATACAAAAGTAAATGTTACAGTAGGCCACAATAAACTCAGTGAAGATACAGTAGTGACGGCTGTTAGTTTTGCTTCCCCAGGAATTACTGTTGATGCAGTATTAAACTGTGACGATAGTATGGCAGTATCTTTCCCTGTTGACGGAATTAGAACCAGATCAAATACCACCTATCCTTTAAGTGTATCTATTAATAAAGATTTACTTATGCAGGCAGTTGATCGACTTATGCTGTTCAGTCAAGCAGCTTCAAAATCAGATTTATCGCTGTCTATTATTCAGTTGGAATTTGAAAACGATAGTGTTATAGTTTCAGATCGAAAAGGAATCAATAAAGAAAGTGTTCTTTATAGTAATCCTATTGAAATGGATACAAAATATTCAGCACTAATTGATAGTAGTGACTTGACAAAGACTCTTGCAAGTTCTTCAAATCAGCTGGTTAATTTTGCTTTTGGAAATAATGAAGCATTTGTACTTTCTGAAGGATCAGTAAAGTGGGTAATTCCTGAATGCCAGAGTGATGAATAATGAGTAAGTCAAGAGGTAAGGATTTTGAAAATAAAGTAAAAGCTGATTTTTCAAAAATACCTAATTCTCATATTGAACGACTTTTTGATGTAATGACTGGATACAAAGCAATGCGGTCACGATCCGATTTTGTAGCTTATGTGTTTCCTAATCAATTCTGGATTGAATGCAAGTCACACTATGGAAATACCTTTCCTTTTTCTGAACTTCGACAATATGAAGACTTACTTGAGGTTGCTGGAATTAAGGGTATTCGATCAGGAATAGTGTTGTGGATGATTGACCATGATATTGTTGTATATCTTCCCGTTAAGACTGTTGAGCAGATGAAACTTGACGGGAAGAAGTCATTCAATGTAAAAGACCTGAATTCTGATAGATACAGAATTATAAATATACCGTCAAAGAAGAAAAGGGTTTATATGGATAGCGATTATTCGATTCTAACCTCTTTGAAAGAGGGTGACTAGATATAAACAAATGTTTAGATGAGTTTATAAGTAATAACGAATATTGTAATTATGCAATACTAGATGTGTCAAGAATAAAGACATTAAGAATACAGGATTTCATATATAATAATGTTAAACTTATTGATGTTTTTCAAAAGCTAAATTCAGACTATTTATTTTTGAAGGTAAATCAATCAATATTGCCTGAAGTTTTTAACATTTATCAAGAATCAAGTTATGAGCTTCAATGTGTCATCCCTTGGCTAAAAATACCTTTTGAAGAAGTTACTATTATTGAACTTACTTCTAAATATCGAGATGTAGTTGATTATTTGATGGTGTATCAAAAACCACAAACAAAATCAATCAAATCACGATTAAAAACTATTATTATTGAACAAGATTTAGTTACAACAATGAATCACTGGGAAAAAGACTTAATTATTAATCTATGTCAACAAGGATTTACAGGTATATATGTAACTTCTGACGGCTATATTGATTCTGCTTCAAACATAATGAAGTTAAAACATGGTGATTCAAAGGTAGAACTGTTTTAGAGGTGTAGTATGAAACAAAACGTAGAAAAAGCACTTGAAGAAGTAGACTTATCATATGCTGAACTTATTCATTTTGCAAATGAAGTTATTGATTCAACTTGTGCCGATACAGAAGCCATTATTTCACAAGTAAATGATAATATTGAAAGTATTACCAACGATAAAATACGTGATTTTATGACTCGACTGTCATTATGTGCATATTCTTTAAGTGAAATCAAGGAAAGAGCTGCTTTTAAAGCTTCTCTGGCTGAAACCATTAGGAAACAAAAATATGCGTTAAAGTTTAATGAAGCAACAGGTACTGTAGGAGCAAAAGATAATATTGCTCTACTAGAAACATCTTCAGAAATATTAGTGGATGAGATTCATAGTTTAATTTCAAGTATGTTAAAAACAAAACTTGATTGTGTTTACAGACTTATAAACACTCTCAGTACTGTTCTAACTACAAGAATGACAGAAGCAAGATTAAGCGCTGATAGTCTTTGTTAAGGAGATTGATTTATGGCACGTGTTCTAGAAATTGCAAAGAAATTAAACCGAGTGTACAAGAACGATAAATTAGCTATTACGGCAGATGTGATGCCGAGCTATAAACGATTACCTTGTAACGACTTAGGAGCAGATTTCCCACTATATGGTGGATTACCTTATGGCAGGATTGTGACTATTTCAGGTAAAGAACATAGCGGTAAGACTACAGGTGCTTGTACATTCTTAGCTGCTTATCAAAGAACTCATCCGGACAAAACGTGTGTTTTTGTTGATGTTGAGCATGCTTTAGATAAAGAATTTCAATCAGCTATGACAGGGTTAGACTTAACCACACTATTGTATCTAAATCCTGAAGGTATGTCAGGTGAACAGATACTTGACGCTATACTTGAGCTACAAGATTCTGATGATATAGGTATGATTGTTCTTGATTCCATTGCTTCATTAGTTTCTTCAAGAGATTATGATACCGATATTGAAAAAGATAACGGAATGGCAGCAAGTATTGCTAAACCATTAGCCAAGTTTATTAGGAAAATGCTTGATACTCTAGCCGCAAAAGATAACATATTACTATTAATTAATCAAGTTCGTCAAGTTGGTACTACATTTACAGGTGCCGCTATTTATGATGAGCCAGGAGGTCATAGTCCAAAATATTATGCTTCCGTAAAATTACGCTTTGGTACCCGTACTTTTACTAACGGTGATAAAGTTGATTGCAGAGATGGGGAGAATGCAGATGGTTTCCGTTTAACCTTTGCAACAACTAAGAATAAAACCGCTTCCACACAGCGAGGCGGTGGATTTTTAACATTTAGATATGATAAAGGGTTAGATTGGGCATTCGACTTACTAGAAGTAGCTATTAAGTATGAATTTATTGAAAGACCTAATTCAATGACGTATATCTTAATGAACCTCGAGACAGGTGAGCCATACCTTAACGAGGAAGGCAACCCTTTGAAATTTGTTGGTAAACAGAAGTTAAGAGATTTCCTATCTTCGAATATAGAGTTTCAAAATGAATATCTAGCTATGCTTAATCGTTATATTCAAGCAACGGCAGGTAATTATGGAAGCCTTCTTGATGCAAGAACTCTCGCTGCTATTAACGCGGAAGAATATTCCACCAACGGAGAGGATGATGGTACTAGTGATAAACAGGATGAAAGTTCTGATTAATTCTATAAATCATTAGTGAATTGATCCGGCACTTTACAATTAATATAATGAAATAGCTTATAACACTTGCTTTGTAAATTTGATTTCGCCGGAATCGTTACTATTTTTACATTGCAAGTGTTCTAATTTTTATGAGCTTTTATATGGAGAAAGTTTATGCAGCGTCGACAAAGAATTGATAAAATAGGTCCAACCAGAAAGTATTCTTCAAAACAAGAAAAAGATGTGGCTTCCAAATTTAGTGGAGTGCAAACATTAAATAGTGGAGCCACACCTTATCAAAAAAGCGATGTTTTACTTGATAAATGGGCCTTAGAATGTAAAACAAAAATATCAGATTCTAAATCAATAAGTATTCAAGAAGAATGGTTAGATAAGAATGAAAAAGAAAGTTTATACATGGGAAAACCTTATTCAGCGTTAGTGTTTAACTTCGGACCGAATAAGAAAAATTATTATATAATTGATGAATACCTATTTAAAGATTTAGTTGAATATCTTGAAACCAGACCCAGTAGTTAATCCAATATTATTTGTATTATTCTCTATTATATATTATAATGAAAATATAGTAAAAGTTTGGAGATATTGACAAATGAGAACTAAAGAAGCAATAAAAGACTACAGAAATGATACTACTGGATATCTTATTACAGAAAGTAGTGGTATACAAAAAGTTACTAATATTCAAGGTAAAGTACTCGGTATTTATGATCCTAAACAAGATGTGACAAAAGATATTCACGGAAAGAAACTCGGTTATGGTAATCGGTTGATGGGGCTTGTCGATTGATTACTCTTAATATTGAATCACTTTTGATTTGGCATAAGTTTAATGATTATAGATTTGAAGAAGCGTCACATAAGTATTTTTACAAAGATAAGCCTGTACAGTATTCAGTTACTCAATGGTTGGGTAGATTTTCTGAACCGTTTGATAGCGACAGTGTTAGTAAGAAGTACGCAGAAAAGCATGGGCTGAAACAAGAAGACGTGCTCAAAGATTGGGAACGAAAAGGTCAAATATCAGCTACTTCGGGTACTATTATACATTCTTATCTTGAAAATGCAAAAAGAGGAAAACGATTTGATATTGACTTCTCTGCTGCGGACAAATTTAACATTCGAAAAGAAGTTGAGGATAGAGTTAATATTTTACTACCTCAAGCTAAACAGTTTCATGAAGACACATTGAATAGACTGTTTCCAATTCAACTTGAATATACAGTAGGATTAGAACACTATATTGCAGGAAATATCGATATGTTATGCTGGAATGAAAGGGCACAAGAGTTTCAAATCTGGGATTACAAAAATGTGAAATCAATTGACATAACTCCCGGATACTTTGCTAGGTGGTGCTACTATCCTTTTGATAAGCAAAAGGATACCAATTTCATACATTATTCCATGCAGCTAAACGCATACAAAGAAATACTTGAGAGGGTATTGGATATTAAAGTTGGCGGATGTTATCTTGTTCAGTTTAACTATACTAAACCAGAGTCATCTTTTGAAATATTTCCTTGTGCCAATGTACAACATGAGTGCTCCACAGCTTTGGATGAACTTATAAATGAAATTGATATGAAAGATAATAAGTAATTGTAAAAAGATCTTACTTGTATTTTTGTTATACATACTATATAATAATGATATAATAAAACATAGTATACCACACAGCAAGTGTGTTCACATACATTCACCCTATTCAATCTCATTTGATTATGAGTTTAGATATGCACTTAAATAATTGGAGGTAACTTTAGGATGAACAAGATTGATATTCTTAAGCTAAATGATAATGAACTGGATAAAGTAGTAAAAATTCAAGGTACAGATTTTGACCGAAAACGAAAGGTAACTGCTTATCTCCTTAAGAAAATGATGAAGCTCGAAAATAGAGGTAAATCTTACAAGGATATAGCTAAAAAGTTTGGTTTTAGCACAAAGACTGTACGATACAATCTAGATCCTGAGTATAGAGAATTTTATAAAGCAAATTACGCAGGTCCTCATACGGGCAAAAATCACATTACTAAAAACAATAGAGTTTCATATAAAAGGGAACTTGTTGCTTCAGGTGTAAGAATAGAAACTATCTAAATATGCAGATTTTCATGATATGAGTACTTTTTGCTACTCATATCATAGTTATATCAAAGGAGAATAACATGTTAACCAATGAGCAGTTGATTGATAACAAAAATGAATTCATAGATATGCTAAAAGCTATTACAAGGACTAATTGTAATATTGAAGGCTTGATTAAAAAACTTGAACAATCTGATTTCTTTGAAGCGCCTGCTTCTACTAAATATCATGGAGCATTTAAAGGTGGTTTATGTAGGCATTGTCTTGATGTAAATATTGTACTTACTAATCTACTTAAAATGAATGGGCTAACTTATTCTGATGAATCTATCACTATTGTATCGTTACTTCATGACCTTAGTAAGATGAATCTATATGAGCGTACATATTTTAATAAAAAGGTGTATAGTGAAAATGGTTCAAAACATGACGATGGAGGTAAGTTTGATTGGGTATCAGAACCAGGCTATAAAACAAAAGATGTAAAAGATAGATTTATATATGGAAATCATGAGCAAACTTCTGAATTTATGGTAAGGCAATTCATTCCTCTTGAACTTGAGGAATCAATTGCAATACTCCATCATCACGGAGGTATGGGGTTTGATAGTGCTCAACTCGATATTTCATTAATCTACGATAAGTACCCGCTTGCACTTATGTTACATATTGCAGATATGATTTGTGCTTATATGTATTGTTAGTTTAGTTGTAAAATAACAAATATTCTTATATAATATAGATATGAATAAATATATACGCGAACAACTCGAAAAAATAAAAGCACCGATGTCATCTTATGGTGATAAAACTACTGTAATACAGATAGAAAAAAGAAAACCTGTATCTACTAGTAATTCATTTACAATAGGCACTAAATACAGGATATCAGTGGAGGACTATATCTTAAATGAACCTTCTAATTTTACATTGTCTGCGAACTGGAACAAAAACATTGTTCCGACTAGTAAATATCTTGAAGGTACAGTTATTAATATTCAAGGCAATATGATTCAGTTTAATCTTGTTGGTTTTGATATTAGTAGCAACACAGAAAAAGATGATAGATATATGGGTTTATGGTTACCAAGAAAATCAATTACAGTATTAGGTGAATATAAGTTACTACAGTGATGTAACAGTATAGTTGATAGGAGAGATGACATGGCCGAAAGTCTAGCAACTGAATATCGCCCGAAAGAATTCTCTGATGTTTGTGGGCAAGAATCGATAATTAGAATTCTTCAAAAACAAATAGATTTAAAAGAATACAAACATAGTTATTTATTTACAGGTCCTTCAGGTTGTGGAAAAACCACTCTCGGAAGAATTCTTGCAAGTAAGATAAACGGAAGTTTATCAGGATTAGAAGAATTGGATGCAGCATCAAACAATGGTGTTGATAATGTTCGTAATATTGTTAAATCTGCACAAGAAAGATCCATTAGTAGTAAATATAAGATATTCTTGATAGATGAGTGTCATAGTTTAACTAATGCAGCTTGGCAAGCGTTTCTGAAATGTATCGAGGAACCTCCAGAGTTTACTATTTTTATATTCTGCACTACAGATCCTCAAAAAGTACCTGCGACTATTGTAAATCGTTGTCAGAGATACAACCTATCTAAGATTAGCACTGATAAGATTATTGATAGATTAGGTTATATATGTAGATGTAAAGGATTTACTAATTATCAAGAAAGTATAGAATACATCGGAAAAATCAGCGATGGCGGAATGAGAGACGCAATAGCCACACTTGAAAAGTTGTTTCATACGACACCGATATGTCGATAGAAAAAACATTGGAAGTGCTCGGAACCTATTCGTATTCAATGTTTTTTAAACTTATCAATGATATCATTGATTCAAAAGTTGATGAAGTAATTAAAACTGTTTCCTCTATCTATCATAAAGGTAACGATTTGAAATTATTTGTAGATCAATTTTTCAATTTCTGCCTTGATGTGACTAAGTATTGTTTGTTTAGAACGACAGATCTCATTGAAATTCCTAACAGCCAGAAAGAAGCTCTTGATTTGAGTACGAATTTCGAGAATGCAGAGAAGTATTACATGATAATAGTTGATAAACTATTATCTTTAAAATCAAAGATAAAGAATGATACTTCAGTTAGAACAACGGTAGAAGCAACCTTTATAAATATTGCAAGGTGGGAATGAGATGATTGGTCAAGAAAAGCTATTACTAAAGATTAATGAGCTTATTTCACAAAATTCATTTCCTAGAACTGTTTTATTTGAAGGTCCATATGGATGCGGAAAGCATACTTTAGCTAAGTATATAAGTTCAAGATTTAAGTATGAATTAATTGACTTAACTGAACGTATCAATCTTGAAGTACTTCAACAAATACAGCTGAGTCCTACACCTTTTGTATATCTAATCAATGCAGATGAAATTTCCATAAAAGAGCAGAATATGATACTGAAATTTCTTGAGGAACCACTTAAGAATTCATATATTATATTGATATGTGAACACAAGTCAAGATTATTACCTACAGTAATTAACAGGTGCCAGTGTTACACATTTGAATCGTACACAGACGAACAATTAAGTAATTTTACATCAGAAAATGAATCAAGATACATACTTAAGTTTGGACGGACCCCAGGATGGATTATTAAGCTACACGATTGTGACATTGATTCAATTGTTGACCTTTGTAATAAGATTTTTCTTAAAATAACTGTTGCAAATTATTCAAATGTATTAACTATACCTGATAAGATTTGTTTAACAAAAAGTGACACAGATAAGATTGATTTTAAGACATTTGTTTTTATATTGCAAAATATAAGTTATGAACTTTATCAAAATAAACAGATTTCATATGATATGTTTGAATTAACTTCAAGACTTTATCAGAACACTTCGATATTGAATATAAATAAGAAACACTTACTTGAACATTATTTGATAGAACTTAAAATGCTCGCGGAGGGTTGATTATGTTAGATATCGGAACAGTTAAAACGAGTATTGAAACTAAATCAATTGATGACAAACTTATTATTTTTTATTGTAAAGATGAATATTTTATTGCTTACCAGTATGTGAAAGAGATAGCTAAACAAAAGAATAAAAGAATACATTATCTTGAAAGTATGCCAGCTAGTACATCTTCAGCTTTTGATCTATTTGGAACTCAAGATATTGAAGATGATATTAGAGTTTTTAGTTGTGAGGAGTTTATAAGTACAAACCCACAGCTAGCTGAAGAGAAAAACCTATATATTATTACAAACAAGATAGATAAAAAAACAAAAGAATTATTTGACAACTATATTGTTGAAATACCAAAACTCGAGACCTGGCAGATAAAGGATTACGTGTATTCAAATGCTGAAGGTGTTGATTCAAAAAATCTTGATTGGTTAATTGAAGTTTGTCAAGGCGATATAAACAGAATTGATAATGAACTTTCTAAAATAAAATTATTTTCTGAGAATGAGCAAAAGTATCTATTTGATAGTATGAAAAGTGAGGGAGCATTTAGAGATGTTTCAACTTTTAATGTTTTCAATATTACTAATGCAATAACATCAAAAGATATAACCTTACTGCTTAATTCATTGAGAGAAATAAAAAGCATTGACGCGGAACCTTTAGGTGTAGTCACCCTTCTGTATCAAGGATTTAGAAAACTGATTCAGGTATGGCTAGCAAAAAATCCTACACCTGATAATACTGGATTAAAATCAAATGTCATTTATGCTATAAATAGAAGCCCTAGAGTTTATAATAAAAATCAATTACTTAGATGTTTCTTAGAAATGACTGATATTGATCGTAAATTAAAAACTGGACAGATAGAAATTTCATGGCTTATCGACTACACTATATGTAAAATATTAACATGTTAAGGAAGGAATATATGAGCAATAAAATACTGCTATATACAGACAATCATTTTTGTAGTACTTCCTCTATTCTAAGAAAAAGAGGTAACAAGTATACTTTAAGACTTGAAAATCAACTTGATACTATGAATTGGTTAGTAGATACAGCAATTAGTAAAGGTTGCAAAAATATTGTTTGCTTGGGAGATTTTTTTGATTCTCCTAACCTGAATTCAGAAGAACTTGCTTGTTTATCAGAAATCAATTTTAAAGATTTAATTCCGTCTTTTATTGTGGGAAATCACGAAATGGGTAATGCAAACCTTGACTATTCATCTGCTCATTCCTTCCTTATTAATCAAGTTTGTGAAGTATATAATAAACCCGCCATACTTGGTGTGGGAAATTGTTTAATATACATATTACCATATCAAACCGAAGTTTCAAGAAAAAAATCGGTAACAGATTATTTTCCGGCAATAGAGATGCCTTCGCACATTAAGTACAAAGTATTACTTATGCATAATGATATTGCAGGTATTAGTATGGGTAAATTTGTATCAAAGGAAGGATTCTCGATTGAAGATTTAAGCAGTAACTTTGATTTAGTTGTTAACGGTCATTTACATAATCAAAGTTGGGTGTGTGATAATGTTTTAAATCTGGGAAATATAACAGGACAAAATTTTAGCGAAGACTCTTTAAAATATAAGCATCAGTGTATGATTCTAGATTGTGATACCTTAGCATATGAATTGTTAACTAACCCTCGAGCACTTAATTTTTGCAAAATTGATTTTACCAAACCTAACGATAATATTGATTATATGAATAAAATATCGTTTAGCATAGGTAATAATTGCGTGGTTTCAATACAAGTTAACGATGAGAATTATGAATATGTGCGATATAGATTTGATCCTGACTACAATCCGGAAAAATACAAAAATAAATTACCTAAAAACTGCAATATATTGCAAGCAAGAATAAGTATAAAAAAAGAACCCGAAAGTACATCGAACTGTGAAGTGACATCTTCTGATGATTTACATGTTGATTATTTAACTGAGTTTCAAAATTATATAATTGATACTCTAGGTATTAATGATATTGTTGAAACAGAACTTACGGAGATACTTAAGTAAATGAATATTATCTTTAAGCAGATACACATTGAAGGATTTATGTCAATAGGGCAGATTGATTTAGACTTACAAAATCAAGATTATGTGTTAATTGAAGGCATAAATGAAAATAGATTTGATTTAGCCAAATCAAATGGTAGCGGTAAGTCGTCAATCTGGGAAGCACTTATATGGTGTCTAACAGGCACTACCATGAGAGGGACGAAATCAGTAGAAAATATAAATACCGACTCAGGTACACTAGTAGAATTGATTTTTAGTATTGATGATAAAGATTTTTGTGTTACTCGAACAAAAAATCACCATAAGTATAAAACGAACCTATTTGTTAAATGCAATGGTACTGATGTTTCAGGTAAAGGAATAAGAGATTCACAGAAAATACTTGAGCAGTATATTCCTGAGCTTGATAGTTCAATCTTAAGTAGTGTAATCATACTTGGTCAAGGATTACCTTCAAGATTTACAAACAATACACCTGCAGGTAGAAAAGAAGTACTTGAACAATTAAGTAAATCTGACTTTATGATTGAAGATGTTAAGTTACGTATTGATAAAAGAAAATCAGAATTAGAACTTAAACTTAAGAGTTCTTTAGCTAATATATCAAAGAATGAGGAGCTTGTTAATTTCTATGAAAATCAATTAAACAAAGAAATTGATCGTAGGTCTTGTTTGAGTGATGAGTCAAAGTTACAACATAATCTCCAAGATACGCGTGATTTAATAAGTGACTTACAAGTACGACTTAATCTACAAAAAGCTGATCAAATAAAGTTAGAAGAAGAATATAATATCACTACTGATCAGATTAGTGAGCAGTATAAAAATCAGGCTGAAACAACTAATAAGATAAACAACATATATAAAAGTCAACTAGATGAATTAAATATTCAAATAGCTGCTCACAAACAGTTAATTATAAAGTTAAAAGAAGAAATTGATCATATTAATTCAATCAAAGATATTTGTCCAACTTGTGGTCAAAAATTACCAAATGTTTTTAAACCCGATGACACCGGCAAGAAAGAACAATTACAATCTGAAGAAGCTACTTTAAACAATATTGTCGATCAGTTTAATAACATTGATAATGCCTATAAAAACGAGCTACAACAGGCTAACGAGTTAACTAATAAAAGTATAAATGATTTATCAACAAATAAAGCACAACTAAAGCTTAACTTAGATAAGCTAAAGACATCAATGGATGAGTTACAAAAAGAGATATCTAGTAAAACAAAGATGGAATACAGTATATCTGAAGAAATAAGAAACTATCAAATTGAAAAAGAAAAACTAGATAAAAACATCGAAGAATTGAAATACAACCTACAATGTTGTAATTATACTATTGATGAAAATAAAAAAGTTAGTGAAGAATTAAATAATCATTTGGATATTGTAAAAAAATTCGATACAATAGTAAAAAGAGACTTTAGAGGATATCTATTACATAATGTAATTGATTTTATAAACGAAACATGTAAAGATTATTGTAAATATGTACTTAATTCAGATTTACTTAGTTTTAGCTTAGATGGAAATAATATTTCTATTACTTATGCGGACAAAGAGTATGAAATGTTATCAGGTGGAGAAAGACAAAAACTTGACTTAATAGTGCAATTTTCAATAAGGGATATGTTATGCAAATTTCTTGGCTTCTCTTGTAATATAATAGTACTTGATGAGATATTTGATAATCTTGATTCTTTAGGTTGTGAAAAAGTAATAAATATGATGTCTGAGAAACTTACTGAGTTAAACAGTATATATATTATAACACATCATTCTGATGAACTTGATATACCTGCAGATAACTATATAACTATAGTTAAAGATACAAAAGGAGTTTCTCATCTAAAACAATGATTTTTAGAAAACCTACAAATGTTAATTTCATTGATATGTGTATATTTATTGATAATAATGCGTATTCGGAAAAACATGATGCACAAAAGATATATGAATATCTATATCACATAATAAGGATTATGTCAAAAGTGAGGAAATTTTTTAAGTGCACTCAGTACTATGATGATTTTGCAATATTTGGTGCAACAAGAGTATATATGCGAATTGTTAATCCAAAGCAATTTTCTGATAATAGCAGTTTAAAACCAATAAAGAGTATACTTAATTATATAAATCATACTATATATCATATGAAAGTTGATTTTGAACAAAGTGCTTATTATCAACCTGTCTTCTATGATACTAACGATTATGATGTAGGATATAACTTTGATGTTCTAATATCAAACACTTCAGATTACATAAAAAAGTGTGACTTTTCTTTAGCATTAAGCAGTATTGGAGCATTATGTGATCATTTTTTTAAGAAGGTAAAATACCCTGTTGAACCACATGTATGGAGAAACATTTGTTTTAGTGTGAAACTTAGTCTGTTAAATCAATTAGTATTATCTAGTAATGATGCAGCTTATATCGAACAGCTTCAATCAACTAATAGACTTAAAGAATCTCATCTTCTAGAAATATACAACAAGAACAACTTTGAAGTATTACTTTTTCATGTTGATGAAAAATATAGGGATATAGTTTTTGTTTTACTAAATAAACTAAAAGCATATATAAGCAAAAATTTAAGTGAAGCATTAAATCTTAGTTATTTTGATAATTCGTTACAAGATTTTATATTAAATGATTATGTGTCAGACATTGAAAGGTATACCAATGAATCTTAGTTATTGTTTAGAGCAACTAAAAAGTTCTGATATTTATAGTTTAATGTTATTTGTACTATTTAAACTTAAAGATTCAGAAAAATACGCAAGTTTAAGCGAATTAGCTTACATATTTGATAAAGAGTCTCTCCTTGATTTTTGTCAATACTATGGTGGCACAACTATAACAGTTCCTACAATATCTGAATTAGAGTTAGTTTTAAACGGTTTGTTACTTTTTCAAGAAGTAGATTTAAATCATAAAGATCTTACAGAAGAGTTATCAAAATTTGATTTAAAGAAAAATTCAAAAGAACAACTTATATCTACATATAAAGAGATAAAGAGAGTATTGGAGAATTATAGATTTAGTATATGAGTTTTCACAGTAAACTTAATCAAATTAAGCAAGATTTGAGTAGTTGTAGTCTATCAAGATCACAAGTAATGCGAAAATGCGTACAAAAACGCCTTAATGCGGGATTAGCCGCATTACAATCAGATTTAGATAAAGCAACTATTGATTTGAAAAGTATGAAAGATACAACATTATTAAGAAGGTTATAATATTGTTCGATTTAAAGAAAGATTTATCAGTGTTGACTAATGTTAAAGAATATAATCTTGAACATCTTATTAAAAGTGCAATTGATATTATTAACTATGATGTAACAGAAAATATTGGACGAAGAGAGCCAATAACAGCTATAGATATAGGTATTGGGATCTTGTATATTACTAATGATAATGATACTGTAGAATATAAATTTATACCTTCGTCAAATCTTGAAAAAGCAATCACAGATTCTTATAAAGGTATCAACCAATTGAAATATAAAGTTGATGAACAACTTGGTAATAGATTAAACAGTACATATAAGGAGTTGTTCTAGTGGAAGAAAAACGATTATCAATCGACACAACAAATATTGATTCAAAGAATAAAAAGATAGCACAGAAAATACTTGATGCAGAAGACCTTGACGAGTTAAAAGATTTAACTGCATTGTTTAATATTAATAATCAGAAGAGAAACGCACTACGCATTTTAAAGATGAATAATCTACTTGATGATGTAACTGATAATATAATTCAAAGATTTGAAAAAAATCCGCACAATTTTAGTAACGATGATTTATTAAAATATTTACAAGTTACAGAGAATGCGATTGATCGTGCCACAAAAAATCTAAATATGGTTGAAGAGACTCCTGCAATACAAATGATGCAGAACAATCAAGTAAACATAAATATAAATGATGGACTTGACAGAGAATCAAGACTTAGGGTAACTGATACAGTGAAACAGATATTAAACAAGTTATCAACAATGACCGATTCTGACAATTCCGTTATTGAAATAAATCCGGAAGATAATTAGAAAGTAGGTAATGTTTACATGCCTTATGATACCGAGCGATTTATATTAAAAGAGGGCGAATCAGTTTTTGATTATAAGCTAAGGTGTTACAAAGAAAAAGAATTAACCTCTATTACCTGGTCAAGATTAGCACTAATAATGAATAGTCAACTTGGAACAAATCATTGCGAGTCATACTATCGAAAAGAAGCTAAAAAATTTAAGGATCAAACTATTCTTAATCACGAAGATGATTTATCAAATGATTTAAAAGACGTTGTGAGACAAATAAAGAAAGAACGGTATAAGCTTGCAGAAGAGCGTACTCAAAATAATGCTTATATACGTAAGCTTTCAAGAGAAGAGACAATAAAAGATATTGCACATGATCTTGTTCAAAATATTAGTGCAAAGAAGCTTCTTGAACCTGTATCAACAGAGTTTTCTAATGCTATTGCAGACAAAGCTGGCATTCTGATGTTGTCTGATTGGCATTATGGAATTGATATAAAGAATTATTTTAATACATATAATCCTGATATTTGTAGACAAAGGGTTGCAACACTACGAGATCAAGTAATTGAGAAGGGTTTAAAAAACAATATTAGTAAGTTATACGTAGTTAATCTTTCAGATTTAATTTCCGGACGAATACATTTAACTACACGATTAGAAAATAGAGAGGATGTTATTTCACAGATTATTGCAGTTAGTGAAATACTCGCAGAATTTTTGTCATCGCTTTCGGCATATTTTGAAATAGTATACACTGATGTTCTTGATAATCATTCACGACTTGAACCTAGTAAGAAAGACTCTTTAGAGCTTGAAACATTAGTTCGAATTATACCTTGGTATCTAAAGGAACGACTTTCTGGTTACAAAGTGACCTTTATCGATAATGATTTTTCAGATGATATATCATCTTTTAAAGTGTTTGATTTTAATGTAGTTGCAGTGCACGGGCATAAAGATAGACCAAATAAGATTATTGAAAATCTGTCGGCAATGACAAGGCGTCGAAATGATTTGGTTTTGTGTGCACATTATCATCATTTTTCATGCGATGAGAGTCATGAAACACTACGCATCTCGAATGGAAGTTTAATGGGTACCGATACTTACGCACAAGATTTAAGGTTAACAAATAAACCTTCACAAACATTGATTATTAGTACGCCTGATGATGTTGCACATTGTATTTATAAGATAAATCTGTAAGTTGAGCTATGCTTTAATATAAATATCTACAAGTCAAATTACGAGTGAGTCCTTATAAGGTAAGTCTCGTAATAAGTAAGGAGATTGATTAAATAATGAAATATTATAGTGAACAATTGAAAAAGTTTTATGACTCAGAGGCTGATTTGATTGAAGCGGAGAAATCAGAAATGGAGAAAAAACATCTTGCCGAAGTTTCTCGTAAAGAGTTGGCTAAGAAAGTGGAAGCAGCAGATAAAAGGATTGAATTGGCATATGAAAATTATGAAAAAGTAAAGAAAGAAGCTTCTGATATCTTAACCACAGCAAAGAAAAAGGCTGAAGAACTTCTTGATCCCGCCAAGAAGGAAATTAAAGATGCTGAACACGAACGCACTTCTGCCATAAAAGATTTCAATTCAAAATTCGGAGTGTACAGTATAACGTACACCGGAGAGAAGGCACAAAAAGAGTACAATAGAATTGTAAATCAATTTTCAGACATCTTTAAAGATGCGTGGGAACCTTTTTCTTGGTTTTGGTAATTGATTTCTAAATCCGCATAGCTCAACTTTTTAAGTATGTAACTGATAGATTGTACATTGGAATTATCCTTTATCAAGGTGCTGGTATATTATCTATCAGCACCTATCTTATTCTAAGGAGGATGACTGTAGAATGGCAAGAAAAGACTTTGATATGTATTACAATCAAATATGCGAACAATATATGCAACTTCAAGATGTTCTTAAAGATTTATCGGAAGAAGTTTCAAATGGAGTAGTGGAACCTGAAAGAATTGAACAGCTAAAACAGACTATTATACCTGTTGAAAATAACTACAGAACATTGGGATATATTAAGTATCTTCTTGATAAACCTACTCGTAAGCATAAACAAGGTAGATATATAAATCAAAATACTAAGTTACTGTCACGATGTAAAGGTAAAACAAAAGATGACATACTTTTGGAAAATAAAAAGATAATTGAAAACTTAAAACTTTAAGTATCATTATCTAATTGAATTGTATATAATTATAGTAAACTTTTAGAAAGAAGAGGTTCTTTTCAATGAAAGAATTGTTGCTAAAGATAGGTATATCAGAACCAGGGTACTTTTCAGACTCAAAAACATATGTTATTGATTTGAAAGACTCTTCACAATATAGTAAAGTTTTTTCAAAGTTAGATAAAACTGACTTAGTTGAAGAGCTTGCAGACTCAAGTGTTAGTAATACATCAATATCAAATGTAATGTATACTAATGATGAGTATTCGATGAATATTATTGCAGATTTTGATAGTGATGAATATAAGTTAGTTGTGCACAAATTGGATTAGGAGAGATAACTGATGGGTAAATTAATTGAAATTACACGTAATGATAATATGATAAAAGATATAATAACTGATTATGATAAATTGTCAGAACGATGTGACGAGTTTGATCTAACAAAGAAAAATACAGAGGTTCAAGAGATTATTTTATCGTTAAAACAAACTATTAGAAATGATGAATCTATTTCTGCTTTATCAGCTAATCAAATAGGTTATAATAAGCGTATCCTATGTATTAATTTTAATGGTAATATACGCTCCTTTATTAATCCTGTAATAACTAATGTGTCAGGATTTGAATTATCAAGAGAAAAATGTCACAGTATTCCTGGAAAAGAATTTATTAGACCTCGACACAATAAGATCACTGTAACCTATCAAACACCCTTAGCTAAGATCGAAACTGTACAACTGATGGGTATGGCAGCACGATTATTTCAACATCATGTAGATCATCTTGATGGGTTATTACTCAGTGATGTAGGATTAGAAATTGATGATCAGTTCGACACAGCTTCAAAAGATGAACAAGAACAGATTATTGATATGTATTTAGATGCAATTGATTTAAATAAAGATCAGATAGATGCAGCTATTGATAGCGATCCTGAAGCAAAAAAACTTGCTGATGGTGTTAGATTTATCAACAATGTTAAATCAGGCAAAACAAAAATCGAAAATATTTACTGGACTGACGAAGAAAAGAAAGTATTTGAAGAGTATATCGCCTCTCAACCTTCTAATTCTGAGAGTGAAGTCTAGTACAAAGGAGTTATTGTAATGTCAATACTTAATGTTCCTATACAACTAAATAGGAATAACGGAGGGCCCTTAAGTCAGTTACTCGATGGGGAACCGTTTTTTGATTTATCAACAAATACTCTATATATTTACGGTAGTGTATCCAAGTTGACTACCGTAAATATAAGTGGTAATAGCGGAAGTACTTCAAGTTTAAGATCAAGACACAGTACACAGCTGTTCGAGGTTGATAATTATACTCCGAATCATTTTATCTATGTTGGCGGACTTAAGATGGAAAAATTGGGTACGGGTAATACTAATTTTGTACTTGATGCTGAAAGCCGAAATGTACAGATAAGTAATGTAAAGATACAAAATCAAAGATTAACAACTTTATCAAGTGAGATGTACGGAGAAAAATTTCCTCAACATCCTCAGATAGGACAATTATTCTTTAAACTTGCTCAGTGAGGTGTAACACATGGCACAGATGAATATTGAATCTACTGCAGGGTGGTCGTATAATGGTAGAGATGTTGTTGCTCCTATATGTACCTTTAGAAATCCAAGCAACACTGAAAAGGCTGAAATATACTCTGTGAGATTATATCTTGGCACCGTAAGGGGCACTTGCACAGCAGGAGATCGTGCTTATGGTGATGGTGGTGCATTTGATACTTATGTAAATATCGGAGGGCAGAATTCTTCTACGCTGACTGTCTCACATGTGGTTGGGGTCACAAGTAGCAGCTCCGGATCTTATCCTAACTATGCTCAGATGACCGAGCGTTATTATGATTTTAAGTTTGAGCCTGCTGTTGTTATTCCGGCAGGAACTAATGCTACTGTTAGTATAAAAACACCGAGTACTGCCAATAGTAAGGTATTAGCTCTGAACGGTAAAACTACTTTTAGTAACGGTTCACCTAATCCGAATGGAAAACAAATAACTGTAGAATATGCAAATGTGCCAAATATAGCACCTAAGCCAACTAATGTGTCTATTGTTTGCACCGATTACACTGCAACAAGGATCACTTGGAAAGCAGGTTGTTCAGGTAATGTAACAAATTACAAAGTGTATCTTGATGATGTGGTAAAGTATAGCCAAGATACAACGGCTAATTCTATTACAAGTTCTTTTAGTGTATCTTCAAGTTGGCATGAAATACGTGTTGAAGTAAAAAATTCAAATTCTGAGTGGGTTCAGTCAAGTCCAGTGTATGTTGATTGTACAATACCTCCTATAAAAGATCCTAAGATTGAAGTAACCACAACAAATAAAGGTGTTTTAAATTTTACAAGTACTTATGATGTTAGGTATTTCTTAGATAATACTGACTTAGGTAGTGTTAAAGCAGGAACAAATCCGAAGAAAACGGTAACGCTAAAGAACAACACTATTTCTAATTATATGTTAAAGGTATTAAGATCTGATAACAATAAAATAGAGAATTCAAGAAGTATAAATAATGTTGATAGTATTGCCGCAAAATTAGTGCTGAATGCAAAAGTACAAGGTACTGAGGTTGCATACGAGGTCACTGCTGACAAAGTGTGCACAGTATGGGATTATGTAGTTTATGATGATAATCTTCACATAGTTCGATATGGCACAGTAACTAGTAAAACAGGAACTTTATCAATTAAAGGAACAATTAAAGGTCTTGAATTAAACAAAGAGTATTCTCTACAATTTCAAGCTGAAAGAAAAGATAATGGAGTAGTGTCAAAGAGTAACACTTACAGATTTAAAACAAACGGTTGTGTACAAATAAAAGTTGATAATTCGCAATCCTGGAAAATAGGAATTCCATATGTATATGATAATGGTAAATGGAATCAACTTATACCATATATATGGGATGGTACTAAATGGGTTGTGTGTTCATAAATAATTAAATTGAAAGTGTCTGATAACAATGAATGATATTAGATTATCGGGAATAATAAAGAATATACAGCACTCTCATAACATAGGTGACATCAGTTTTGATAAAGCTCAGCTGATAGTAGACAGAGGAAATGGTTATGAAGATGTAATAAATCTTAGATTTAAATCTTTTTCCAACAAGTATAAAGATAATGATAAGATAAGTATAACAGGCAATGTAAGATCTTATTCTTATAAAGTATCGGAAGATAAGAATAGAGTTATAATATACGTGTTCACTTATTTTGATGAACTAAGTGATGAAGATAATGTAAACAATGAAGCAATTATTGATGGCCGTATTTGCAAGATAAATGAGTTAAGAACAACAAAAAGTGGTAAACATAATATTCATTTTATACTGGCCAATAATCTACACTCACAAGATAACGAAAAAAGACTGAATAGCTACATACCTTGCATTGCTTGGGGTAAGATAGCTAAAGAAATAGAAAAATACTCAGTAAATACAAAACTAAAAGTCAAAGGTCAACTTCACAGTCGTGAACATATGAAAAAACTTGAGAATGGTGATGTTGAAATAAGAATTGCACACGAATTACTAGTTACTGAATTCGAGGTCGAGAAATAGTGGAATTCAAGTATATGTTTGTACAAGAGGCTACAGGCTATGTTGATATCGATGATATTGGAAATTTTGCAATATCGGTCACTAATGATATGTATAAAGAATGGATAATGATAGTCAACACAGTTTATGGAATTACTGAAATTGTTCAGTATGGTCCTCATAGTATTGATTTTGATGAACTTGAAGACAAGGTAAATTATTCTTATCAACGATTTGAATATAGTGAATCTCGAATATCTAAAATAATTGATTCATATATAAACGATAGTTCAAAGCATGCTACCCAAGTTTCTGTCATCAGTTTTAAAGAAGCAAAAGAGCGTATAAAGAATATTGTTGAATATCTTACAAAAGCTTAGATTTAAGGATGTGACATTAATATGCAAAGAGAACATATTAAAGATTGGACAGGTAAAATTATAGGTACACTCGAAACTAAGAATAATGGTGATAAAGTAATAAAGGATTTTTATGGTCGCATTAAAGGCACATATGTAAAAAAACTTGATATGACAAAAGATTTTTACGGAAGACCTGTCGGAAAAGGTGATCAACTAATTTCCTTACTTTATAGATAACTTGTATTTTTGTACTTTCTATTATATAATAAATAAAAAGAGGGTACGAATATGAAAAGAAAAGATAGATATCCCGATACTGATACATTTCATTTTCATAATCAAAATCCTAGAAATAGGTATACAGGAGATTGTGTACATCGAGCATTAAGCTTAGCTTGTGACATTCCTTACAATGATGTTGTTATGGAATTGGCACAACTACATTGCAAAACAGGGTATGCAGAACCTATTGATAAATTCCTTGAATTACATGGATTTGTTAAGTGCAAACAGCCTCGAAAGCCTGATAATAAGAAGTATACAGGTGAAGAATTTTGTAGAGGGTTACAAACAAAAACTTTCAATGATGTTACATATGAACACCGTATAGTTGCAAACATCGGAGGTAACCATATTGTAGCAATTATTGATGGTAAAGTAAATGATATTTGGAATAGCACTTGTGGATGTATTGGTAACTATTGGGTAAAAAGATAAATGATTAGGAGATGAATTATTATGGTTAAACTTTATACGATTGACTGCCCTAAGTGTAAGGTTCTTGAAAAGAAACTTGATGCTAAGGGCATTATTTATGAAATTACAAAAGATAAGGAAGAAATGGCAGCTAAGAAAATGTACGATTTGCCTGTCCTTGAGGTTGACAACAAAATCTTAAATTTTAATGAAGCTGTCAATTGGATAAATACTACAAAATAACATTTAAGGATGAACTAGATATGCAGATTGAATTACAAGTTAATAAAGATTTTGAACGATATCTTGAAGAACTCAGGAAGGAATTCGGAGAAGAATTTGAATACATCAATGGTATTCATCCGTCACAACTTGACAATTCTACATTCTTGAGTAAATTCGTTGATACCAACACATTAGCAGATGCGTCGATTGATCCTAATGCTAATTCAAATCATAGAGACATACGGTCTTTCATGACAGAAAAAGGTAAAAGTAGTGATAAGTTATTTGCATTAAGTAAGATTTTCTATGAAATAAAGAAAAAATATGGGTTAAGAACTGCAAAAGCTTGGCTTAAACAAGAATTTAGTAAAGGTTTATATCTAAATGATAGTGCTACTGCAAGCTACTACCCTTATTGCTGGGCAAATGATTTAACACGTTTAGCTACCGAAGGTTTATTCTTCTTATCAAATTATAACAATAAACCTCCTAAGCATCTATCTACTTTTCTTGACGATGTTATTGAATTTGTATCTTTCTTAAGTAATCGTCAATCAGGAGCTGTAGGACTTCCAAATATTCTTATCTGGTCTTGGTGGTTTTGGAAAGTTGATTGTGAGTCGGGTCATTACATTAAATCTCCTGAATATTATCTAAAACAATGCTTCCAAAAACTCATATTTAGACTTAACCAGCCATTCCTTAGAATTGATCAATGTGCTTTTACTAATGTGTCAATATTTGATAGAAAGTATATTGAATCATTGTTTGGGGGAGTTGAATTTCCTGATGGAACTTTTGCCATTGATCATGTTGAGGACTTAATCAATTGTCAGAAGTTATTTATGGAAGTTGTTTCTGAGGTTAGAACTAACAATATGTTTACTTTTCCTGTTATAACAACATCGTTGCTCTTTTCTGACGGTGAATTTAAAGATGAAGATTTTGCCAGGTGGGCTTGTTATCATAACATGAAATGGTACGACAGTAATTTCTTTATCAGTGATAATGTTACTACTTTAAGTAATTGTTGTAGATTACTTAGTCAGACAGATAAACTTACGGGTTTCGTAAATAGCATTGGAGGAAGCGGTTTATCAATTGGCAGTTGTCGCGTATCAACTATAAATCTAATGCGTATAGCATATGAAAGTAACTTTAACAAACTAAAATATCTAAAAATATTGCATGACAGAGTATTGCTTAATTGTAAAGCACTTGATTGTATGAGGCACATTCTCAGTAGAAATATTGAAAAAGGATTGTTACCAAATTATCAACAAGGGGCACTTGAATTAGATAAGCAGTTCTGCACTATTGGTATCTTAGGTATGTATGAAGTCATGGACTCCTTTGGGTTTATAAATACTGACGAATTAGGTTATAAAACTTACAGTGAAGAAGCAATTCAATTTGCAACTGATATATTTGAAGTAATTGATAATGTAAAAGATAATTTTGATTGTGATTTTACCTTTAATGTTGAGCAGATACCTGCTGAGAACGCTGCAGGAGTACTGGCAAATGCTGATAAACTGCTATTTGATGAGGCAAATAAGTATTTTATACTATCAAACCAATGGATTCCGCTAATGGAAAAATGCACAATTCAAGAAAAATGTCGTGTAAGCAGTATTCTTGACGCAAAATGTGGTGGAGGAGCAATTGCTCATATTGATGTTGAGAATAGATTTCCTACAAAAGAAGCTGCATGGGATATGCTTAAATATCTTGCTGAACATAAAGTTATTTATTCAGCTTTTACTACTAAGATAAATGTTTGTAAGAATAATCATTCATATATTGGTAGCAAAAGTTGTCCTATTTGTGGAGAAAAAGAGCCAAAAGATACTTTCGCGAGAGTAGTGGGATTTTATACACCAGTATCAAACTATCAACAAATTCGTAAGCAAGAGTTTGATAAACGCAGGTGGTACCATGTGCTGGAAAATGATATGGTGATGTAAGATGAAAGTAAAAAATATTATCATGGAAGACTTTGTAAATTACAAAAAACCATCAATGTTTATTATTTGTCCAAAATGCTCTTTTAAGTGCAATATTGAAGCAGGTAGTACAGTATGTCAAAATAGTGATCTAGTTTTGCAACCCGATATAGAGTTATCTAATGATTATATAGTTAACCAGTATTTATCCAATGATATATCAAAAGCCATTGTGTTCGGAGGATTAGAACCTTTTGACACTTTTGGTGATATGCTTAGTTTAATAAGACAGCTTAGAAAATATACCGACGATGATATTGTTATATACACAGGATATGATAAGAACGAAATCGATAGCTATATAACTATGCTATCATTATATAAAAATGTCATTGTAAAATTTGGTAGGTATATACCCAGTAAAGTCGATCCTCATATTGATCCTATACTAGGAATTGAATTATGCTCAACCAATCAATATGCGGAGGTAATTAGTAGATGTTAAAAGTAAGATATAATCAAGATTGTGATAAAGTTTCTGAAGTAAAAAACGCAATCAAGAATAATAACGGATATTGCCCCTGTAAATTGTTGCAGAATGAGGACACAAAATGTATGTGTAAAGAATTTAGAGAACAATCTTATGCAGGAAAGTGCCACTGTGAGTTATTCGAAAAGTATGAGGTTAGTTGAATTGTATAGTATGATAAGGAGGTAGCATAATGACAGATAACGTAATACATCCAACTCACTATAATTCTGGAAAGACAGAAGTGTGGGATTTCATTGTTGAACAAAAACTTGACTTCTTACTAGGTAATGCTATAAAGTATATATGCAGAGCCGGAAAGAAAAATGAAAAAACTTTTAAAGAAGATTTAGAAAAAGCAATTAACTATATAAACAAAGAGTTACAAATACAACAACACACGGAGGTGAAATAAGATGGGTAGACCAAGAAAGTCCGCAACAACATCAAAGAACAATACTAGTAAAACCAAGAAAGATAAAGAATATTCAGCACAGCCTATAAGTAATGATAACAAAGTAGAAGAGAACACAAAAGAAAGAAAATGTCACGTTGTAACTGAGGGGGAATCAATACAGTCAATTGCGGGACTGTACTCAGTTCCCGTTATGAAACTCATTATGTTAAATAAAACTACAGATGTGTATGTAGGTCAAAAAATCTATATTGATTAATTTACTAGGAGAACAATAATGGCAAGAACAAAGACTATTAAGCAACCTCTTGAAAAAGAATTAGAATCTGTTGCGAATACAGGTGCAATAGAAAATGACACGAATAGTGAAGTAATAGAAAAAGAAGATAACATAGTAACGACAAAAGCTGATACTACAAAAAAGAAATATTCAGTAACTGTAATAGGCGGAGTATCAAATAGCAAAGAGTACTGTGAAGGTGAAAAAGTAACTATTACAACTGATAAATCAAATGAAGAATTTGATGGTTGGAATATAACAGGTGTTGAAATTGATGACAATCAGAAAAAGAAGATCACATTTATAATGCCCTGTAATGATGTACATTGTGTAGCTAATTTTAAAGAGAAAAAATCTGAAGAAAAAGTTAGTACAGATAATAACTTTAAGTATATAGTAAAAGACAGTAGAGAAACATATTTAACTATAGCTCAAAGATTTGGTGTATCTCTTAACGAACTATTGTCAATGAATAATCTTTCTCAGCCAGAGCGGTTATGTGCAGGAGATACGGTAGTTGTTAAGTATAATAGTAATTATGTAGACGATAAAATAGCAAAGAATTTTAGATGGTTTTGATTTGTTAGATTTGAGTACTGCACTGATATGATATTCTAAAACTTTGTATTAATTCTATTAAAGACATTAGTATCTAGCATATGTTAATTGTGTTAAGATAACGAGGCAATAACAATGAAAAAGATAAAGGTAAAGCTAAAGGAATCAAAGAAGCTCGATTGGAGTAATTTTATTAAACACCTATCAGAGTACGCAAATAGTAAATACGGAGTATCAATATCTGAAGTTGATAGTGGTATTATAGTTAAAGATATTATTTCAGTTGCATTGTATGAGAAAAGCGAAATTGATAGCTGGCGTATAAAATACAATAATGATAATTCTTTTTCTTTTGAAGATGAGTTTGACAAGTTACTTTATACTCAAACTGTACAAATTTTTATAAACATGTTTCCTGAAGATTCTGTACTATATAATTGATTTACTTGTAATATGTTATTTCTAACTATATAATAATATTAATGAGGTTAGGAGGATACATATGCTTGATAAAACAATTGATAAACTTAAAAGAAAAGAAAAACGTGCATTATGGATTGGGTACTATCCTCGTATAACAAAAGATAAAACAAGATATTGTAGAAAAATAAAACATAAAAATAATCTAAAAGAATATTGATTATTTACTTGTATTTTATCAATGAAACATATATAATATATGTATATTAAATAAGGTGCCACGAAGCATTTATTGTATAAAATTTAATATTATATATTATCTTATGTATAGGTAGCAAAGGAGTAATTAACCTTTGAGATAATGATACTTACTTATCAAGCTATACATAATATTTTCCAGTAAGGGAGAATTCATATGATAGAATTATTTGATATGTCATATTGGAATAATTATGACATAAATGAAGAACCATTATTAAAATATTTGAATTATATATCAGATATTTTAAAACTAGGTAATCGAAAATTAGAGTATTATGAAAAACATCATATCATACCTAAATCTGTTGACAATACATATTCAAAAGATAAGAACAATTTGATAGAATTATCAGGTAGAGAACATTTTGAAGCTCATAAATTGTTACTTGATTGCTTTAATGATATAAATAAAGCGCATATGTATTATAGCTATAATTTAATGTGTAATAGCTTACATAATAACAATTATAATATTACTCCTGAAGATTATGAGCAATCTAGAATTGAATTTAAAAAGATATGTGTAGAAAATAATACTGGAAATAAAAATCCAAATTATGACAAGAAACATCCTGGCTTAAATCTTGGTCAATTGAATCATAATTATGGTAAAAAATATTCTCAAGAGTTTAAAAATTACTTAAGTGAGATTAAGAAGGGCGATAAAAATCCAAGATTTGGTAAAAAGCATAAGATTGAAACTAAGAAGTTAATTGGAGCTAATAGTAAAGGCCGTATCTGGATAAATAACGGTATCAATAATAAGTTTATAAAATCAGATGATATGGAGTACTACATTCAACTTGGTTTTATATATAAAGGTTGTTTAATAACAGGTAAAAATAGATGAACAGCCTTACAAATTAAAACCTACAGAGAACTATTCCACTTTAGCAGAGAGAGAGAAAACTACAAGGAGATGTAGCAATATGCTATGTGCCTTGAGTGTGGTAAAACAGTTTAGTGGTTGAGTAGGTCAGCTGGAGTTCTCGAGGATATGGTTTATTCTATGTTGTCGAGGAAGAATGACGTAAGTAACTGACAAAGATTATAGTTCATATAGGGTTCTTAAGAATGAGAGCATGCCTACCTTATAAGGACTATACACTGAGCAGTTAGCCATATTCATTTAGATTGGGCAATGCGGTCGAATTTGAGTGTCTTAGAAGGCATATCTAAGAAGGGGTGCCGCACAAGTGAGATAGTGGAAATCTTTTATGCAAGAAGATGCGGATGAGTCTCACACAATATGCTGATGTGGCTCAATGGTAGAGCAGCTGATTTGTAATCAGCAGGTTGCAGGTTCAAGTCCTGTCATCAGCTGATCCCATCATGTAGCTACCTCCCCGTGGTTGGGATTGGGTAACGCTAAAAGCTACATCACGTCACCTTTTAATTGTGGACGAATCTATAAAGTAAGAAATTTAACTCATAAAGAATACATAATCCTCAACAGCAAATGTTGGTCAATAGTTAGAGAAGTGGATAAGTAGAGGTATAGGATGAATATGGAAAGAATAATCGAGAATTGGTGCAAAGCAGCACATTACGAAAGACCTGTAGGATATGACCTAGATTATTCTAACTGCATAGTAACAATCTATGCAGAACTTCCTGGAATACTTATTGGTTTCCATGGTAAACATGTATTCAAATTCAAAGACATTCTTAAAGAAAGATTTCATAAAGAATATCAAGTTAAGTTTGTAGAAATTCGTGGTAGAATTGTAAATCTCAATAATAAAAGTAGGTGATATGAATGTCAGCTCAAGTTTGTCCAGTATGTGGTGGTAAAGGTCTTGTACCAAAGGGATTTTATGATGTATCAAGTAATCTAGGTAGTATTTATAAAACCACATCGATTACTCCTGAAACTTGTAGGTCGTGTAGAGGCAAAGGATACATCATTGAATATCCTTCTTGTGAAATTCCTGTGTATAATACCTTCAAAAAAGGATGTTTCACCTGTGTTAATAATGATCATAGAACTTATGTTTCTATTGATGATGATGGTATATGTACTGATAGATATAAATGCATGTTAGATCATAAAAAATACCCTAGACACCATTGTTGCAGTGAATATAAATATGATAATAGTTGAAATTGTATTAATCTGATAAGTAGTCTCACAATAAGATGTGAGTTATTTATACCATCGAATTACAACTCTGCACTTAGAGGAAGGAAGGCTCTGATCAAGTCATTACTCAGAAGATATGGTAGTATGTGTGGTTGCAGCGTATGCTACTCTAAACTCTTAAGAACCACATTCAACTCCTGATAATGGTGTTGTCTATGAGATCCTGGATATTGAGTGTTATCCGGGCTGTGAGGAATTTGACTATCAATAGGAACTGACTTAACGAGATACGTGATAGGGGTCAGAGGACGACTACATGAGGGTGATGTCGTCAACATAGAGATCTACATGACAAGTGGTAAGGTAGACATGATGGATATTGTAACTTGAGGGGTGAGTCTATCAACAGTTCCACTATGTTCTTACATAGTTCTAGGAAAGCTATAGCAGTGAAAATCCTAGTGTAGATGCAATAACATGCAACAGTTGTTTATGATATGCTACTGTGATGGAATTGGCAGACATAACGGACTTAAAATCCGTCGCTGGAAACAGCATACGAGTTCAAGTCTCGTCAGTAGCACCAACATTATTTCTTAAAAAGGAGATTTGGTAAAAATGGCAATAAAACAATATTCTTTAGCTACTGAAGGAAATAAAAGAATTACTGAGCATTTTCAAGTGAAAGAGTTTGCCTGTCATGACGGTTCTGATTATGTACCTATTGATATTGATTTAGCTTATAAACTTGAAGATATTAGACAGCACTTTGGTAAGGCAATTACAATAACTTCGGGTTACCGTAGTCCTAGTTATAATAAAAAGATAGGTGGAACATCAGATTCTTATCATGTTAAAGGAAAAGCTTTTGACATTGTAGTAAAAGATGTATCTGTATATGATGTAGCACATTATGCACAAGGATTATGGATAAGTGGAATTGGTTGTTACTATGATGATGGTTTTGTTCATATTGATGCTCGTAAGCAACCTTATTTCTGGAAAAACCAGTCAGTAACACCTGTATCAACATTTGGAAATTATCCTTCATGTGAATGTAATGTATGGAATGTACGACTTACTCATATGACAGACGGCTGGAGTTTTCCTGAACATGGTCTTACTTGGGATGGTAGTGATGAAGAATTTAGAAATGTTCTAAAAGCTTCAGTTGTTAAAGGTTCTAATGAATATTCAAATGTGGCAAAAATAGTTCAGTATACTGTTGGAGCTTCTGTAGACGGTTATGTTGGAAATGGCACTATTGAAAAAATTAAGATTTGGCAAAGAATTCATGGTCTTACTGAAGATGGCGTTTGGGGTGAACAGTGTTGGCTTGAAGCTCTTGGTATGAGAAAAGTAGAACAACCTGAGCCTGTTCCTACACCTCCTATTCCTCAACCTCAACCCGAACCGGTCAGCTACACTGCCTCCGATGCGCTGACCGCTCTTCAAGCATCGGTCGGAAAAATTAAACTTACCGATGAACAAAAGAAAAAGCTTGACATTGACGGTGATGGGAAGGTTACAGCATCAGATGCGTTAAAGATTCTTCAAGATGCTGTGGGATTAATCTAATGTAAACAAATAACCTGTAATCGTCTTATCGTAGTAATTACAGGTTAATATAGGGATATTGCCAAGTGGTAAGGCAACGGACTTTGACTCCGTTATTCGTTGGTTCGAATCCAGCTATCCCTGCCAATTGAACAAGGGTATCATTTCAAAGTGTTTTGTTCCTCCTTTAGCGTTTGGTTTTCATAGATTGATACCTTTGTTCTTTATTATGACTGAATTGATAAAACAATATACTTGTTTACTTGTGTTATAACTATTATTATACTATAATGTAGATATAGAGTAAAGTAGGAGAATTAGTATAGTGTTTACTATAGCATTTGATTTTGACGGTGTCCTAAATGATCTTCCTGTAAAATGGTCAACTTACTTAAACAAAAAGTATAATATAAACAATGTAGATCCTTATAATCTACCCTATTATGATATGAATTTAAACTACCCTACATTATCAACTAGTCAAATATTTGAAACCTTAAACGATGCTAAACTGTGGGATACTGTAGAAAATACTGTTGATCTAAAAGAAGTGATGTCAACTATTGATTCAGCTATTGGTAAGTCAAATTATATAATAGTGACTGCAACTGATGTGTCACACTGGTATACTAAATACAATCACTGTGTAAAAAGAATTTTACCAGATTTTCCTACTGAAGATATTATACTAACTTGTCACAAAGATTTAGTGAGATACGATATATTGATTGATGATTTCATTGAAAATCTTACATGCACTGATAGTTTAGGAGTGCTTATTAATGCACCGTATAATAAACACTCAAAAATAAACAATAAGATTATGAGATCTGATATATCAAAAATATCAAATTCTATAATACAACAATTAAAGGAGAATTATGATGGGACAAAGAATGCGGATAAGACTCGATACTCAAACTGATGTAGCTAATTTTGTTAATATTGCCAATCAAATCAAAGGAAATGTTTTTCTTGTAGACAATACATTTAACAAGGTTAATGGAAAAAGCTTGATGGGCTGCTTGTATTCTTTAGAGTTTAATGATTTATATGTTGTACTCGAAGATGAAACTAAGTACAACAAATTTACTAGATTTTGTTTTTAATAGTGCTTCCATAAGCACTTCTTTTTTTGTTTTTTTTTTTACTATTTACTTGTAATTTGATTGTCAATATTATATTATATGTGTAATAAAAAATAATATTGATTATAGGAGTTGTTATTATGTCAGCACTTATTGAATCGATGGCTTATGTTAATGAAGATAATGATCCGCGTAAGGTTCCTTGGCATGGTTTGGGAGTATCTTGTGATCACGCAATGAGCAGTGAAGAAGCCTTGGAGCTGGCTGGGTTGAACTGGGAAGTTAAATCAAGTCCTGTTTATGATGGTAACGGTATCCTTATTCCAGGATACAAAGCAAATATCAGAGCTACCGATAATACATTTCTTGGAATGGTTAGCAACAAGTACAAAGTTGTTCAAAATAGAGAAGCCTTTGATTTTACAGATGCACTTATCGGAGAAGGTTGCACATATGAAACTGCAGGTTCACTTGATGGTGGTAAAAGGGTATTTCTTTTGGCTCGTATGCCTAAGGAAAAAATTCTGGGTGACGATGTAGTTCCTTATCTTGCATTTACCAATGGGTTTAACGGATTCTATTCAGTAAAAGCATGCTGCACGCCTGTGCGAGTAGTTTGCAATAATACCCTTAATCTAGCACTTAGTACCGCAAAACGCACTTGGGCTACAAAACATGTTGGTAATATTGAATCGAAACTTGAAGAAGCAAGGGAAACATTAAATCTTGCAAAAAGCTACATGCACGAATTAGCTCAGACAGCTGATGTACTTGCTAACACAAAGATATCGGAAGATGAAGTGAGAGATGTACTAAATACTATCTATCCTGTGAATACAGAGGACAGTGACCGTAGAAAAGAAAATGTTGAGCAGATTAAGGATAGCTTTATGGTGTGCATGTTTGCACCTGATCTCATGAAATTTAAAGGCACTGCATGGCAGGCAGTACAAGCCGCTTCTGATTTTAGTACTCATGTTGCACCTAAAAGAACATCAAGTAATTATGCAGAGAAGAATTTTGGAAAAGTCCTTGACGGAAATATCGTTCTTGATGCAGTGTTCGCTAAAATGCTTGAACGAGCTTCAAGCAAAGTATCAGTATCTGTCTAAGATATAGAATAATTGGTATTTGTCATTAGATTAAGGAGTATGTGTTATGAATTATAAGAAATTTTATGAAGCACTTGAAAACATAAAATCAGGCACTTGTGTTAGAATCACTTATACTTCTTGTGTACCAATAAGCTCAGAATTTAAAGACAAATGTCAAGATATAAAGAAAACGGTATCAACAACAGTTCGATTAGGTGTCCAATATAACAATATTAAGTCTGTAAAAGAGCGGCAAGCTGCCAATACAGCTAAGTCTGCTAATAAACAAAACTATAGATGGCTTATAAAAAATAGGGTTAAGTACAACTTCAACACAGGAAAAACTTATCTAGTTATGGCAACCTTTCCTAAAGGTGATCACACAAAAGTTACTTATGAGTTTAATAATAACGGAATAATTAGTTATTGTCACAGTAAAGAAGCATTAAAGAATAGTCCTGTAGGCCAGTTTATAAGAAAGAGTTATTTTAGCACAACCTCGCATCCAGTTGATATTTATAACGTGAATATCGAAAATATTGTTCAGATTGGAAAAAATCGATTCTAACTGTTACAAATCTGTAATGATTTATTGTATATAAAATATATTCGGAGGTAATTTACTACTGCCTCCGAATATAGATTAACAAAGATTATGCGTATCTTGATTTGAAAAATAATGATACACCTTCATCAAAGTTATCATAATTGCTTAAGATACTGATACGCATAAGCAAGAAATCCTAAAATTAAAAATTAAAGTTAAGGAGGTACTGTAGTATAACTGGCGATATGGTGTGCGATATTTACACACCGTAATCGAAAGGAGAAAAACATTATTAATTTTCTAAAAAAAGCACAAAATCAAATAACAAAGATTTTAAAGAAGCGTCCACAAATACTTCTTATAGTTTTAACAATACTAATTATATTTATACTCATATCGGTATCAATGTTGCACGTTAGAGCAAAGAGATCAAATGCAACAGAGATTGAAGAGAGTAGTATTATTAATTCTACATATGATGTATGTAGTGTGACAAGTGAAGAAGAAAACAACACTTCAGAATGCGAAGTTGTATCGGAAGTGATCTCAGAAATTTCAGAAGAAGTGTCTTCTCAGCCTGTTGAATCTGTAGTCCAGAATTATTCTGATACAGATGATGATGTTGTTATTGTACAACCTGTAGCTGAACAAATCTCGTCGAACAAAGGCACTCAATTTAGTATTGCTTCTGAAGCTTCTTCATTTAAAAGTTTCATGGATTATCGGTGTATAACAAACAGAGCAAGCACTCAGTACAAAATGCAACAGCAAGCTTACACTGATGAGAATGGATTACGTAAAATCGGCGAGTACTTCTGCGTTGCAATGGGAACCTATTATGGAGATTTAGGTGATACTTTCTACGTAGAAACTGATGAAGGTGCAAGCTGGAAAGTTATTCTGGCGGACATTAAGAGTAATTCTCATACAGATAGTACCAACAGGTATACTCTTGCAAATAGATGTATGATGGAATTTATTATTGATACACCTTGTGTACCAAGGTCAGTAAAAAGTTCCGGTACAGTCAATGGTTTAGGATTTCAAGGTAAGATAAATTATATTGAAAAAATTTCATAATATCGTAATATATTGTTTAATCAAAAATAAATAAGCTAGTTATACATAAAGGTACGATTATGAAATCGTACCTTTAATTTTTACTTGTAATATGCATTTATATCAAATATAATAATGGTAGTAAGGTAGAAATTACCTAAATGTACGCTTTAGCAATAAAAAAATTAAAATGTAAGGAGATTAGCTATGATGAACATTAGTAAAGAGGATTTTGTAGATATGGTAGACAGATTAATGATCTATACGACCGAAAGGTCACTGCTACACAGAACGATATGCGTACTCAATCACAGTGAAACGGATTTTAACTTTAAAAGTGCTGATATGCTGATGTATGCTGTAATACATTTCCTTACAAAATTAACTAGTTCTGACCCTGATGTACAGTATGATAAGGAGATTCAATATTTCGTATTCGAGGTGAAGCCAAAACGTGTCACCGTTGACAATAAGGAATTCTTTTTAAATACTCCTGAAGATTTATATGACTATCTTGAGTATAAGAATAGCCATTAAACCGAAGGTATTTTTCATGATATTAGAATATGCTAATATATTGTTTAGTAGGAAATAAATAAGCTAGTTGAACTACTTTAACTAAAGTTAAAGTAGTTCAACAGTATTAGAAAGAAGGTACAATCTTGAAATACTTTGTTGTATCAGATGTTCATGGTTTCTACTCAATACTAAAAGATGAACTTGATAAAGCAGGATTTATACAAAATAATAAAAATCATACTTTAATTATCTGTGGTGATTTATTTGATAGAGGACCTGAAGCTTACAAATTACTGCAATACCTTAATGCAACACAAAATAAGATTATAGTAAGAGGAAATCATGAAGATTTGATGCTTAGTATGATAAAAAGAAAAGCTCCAGAACAACATGATGTAGAAAATGGAACTTACGATACTGCAATACAACTGGCTTGGAATAATAATTCCAATATAGATTATGAGAAACTTTCAAAGATATTTGACCAGATTATAAAGGAATCAGTTGATTATTATGAAACTAATCATTATATATTTGTACATGGATTTATACCCGTAAAGTGTAATGGTGATTTACCTGATTGTTTTTTACATAATAGAAGTTTCGAGTATAATATTAACTGGAAAAATGGAAACTGGAAGCAGGCGCGATGGCTAAACGGAATTGATGCGGCAATAAGTAATCTAAATGAAACAGGAAAGACTATTGTATGCGGACACTGGCATTGTTCCTACGGTCATCATATAACTGAAGGGACTTCTGAATTTGAAAATGATGCAATATGGGATCCTTGGAAATATAATAATGTTATTGCCATTGATAGGTGCACTGCTCATACACATCAAATCAATCTTCTAACAATAGAAGATTAGGATATAAGGAGATTAGATATCTTGAGCATTAGTAAAGAGGATTTTGTACGAATAATAGATAAATTACAACGCTATGTGGATGAAAGTTCAGCGCTGTCAACAGTGCTACGTGTAATCAGTGGCAAGGATTTTAACTATAGCAGTGCTGATGCACTGATGTACACCGTAATACATCTTCTTACAAAATCAATCAATTCTGATATTGATGATTACAATGAGCAGTATAATGAGGATATTGAGTATTACCTGTTTGAAGAAGGTGCAAGATGTGCTACCATCAATGATAAGGAATTTCTTATTGATACACCTGAAGCTTTATATGACTATATTGAATATAAAAAGAACAATTAAACAAAGATATTTCCAATAATATCAAATATTTATTGTTAATAAATTGTATAAGAAGATAAGATTTGAATATTCTTTATCAAATCAATCAATATAAGAAATGAGGTTAATATAAGTATATGAGTAAAAAGATTTATCTTTCACCTCCTTATCATAAGTGGAATCCCTGTAGTATAGCAGGGTGCGATGAAACAACTCATAACAATAAGTATATTGACATACTTGAGAAGTATCTACTATTCAATGATTTTGATGTAAAAAGAGGACCTTATAGAACTCCAAAAAGTAATGAAGATGGCACTGAATTAATGAAGCGAGCAGTTCAAGAATCAAATGCATGGGGTGCAGACTTACATTACATATCACACACTAATGCTGCTAATGGTTCAGTAAAAGGTTATAGACCTATGTACTATGCAAGTAGTTCAAAAGGAAAGAAATTATGTAAAATACTGTGTGAACATAGAAAAAAGATATATAGTGATAGTATATCTGCTACTTCAAATAGTAATCTTTATGAGTTAAAACAAACCAATTGTCCCGCAATCTATGAGGAACACGTTTTTCATGATAACATACAGGACGCACAATATTTTCATGATAATATGTATCTGATAGCGCAGGAAACTTGTAAAGGCATTTGCGAATATTTCAAGGTTAAATATAAAGAGCCGTTTAATTATACTGCTGACGATTCATTAAGGGCTTTGCAAATATCCGTCGGAAAATTAGAAAATAATGATATGTATCAATGGCGGTATGACCTTGACTGGGACGGAAAGATAACTGCTAATGACGCGCTTCTAATATTGCAAAGAGCTGTTGGAAAGTAATAGCTACCAAACACATCATAATATAAAATTAAAGGTATAGTATATACTATACCTTATCTTTTTATTTGTATTTTTCAATATGACAATTTATAATATAAGTATAAATTGGAAAGTAGGTATTTGATAATGAAAGGTAAAACAATAAAAAAAGTTAACAAAATTGGTAGTTGGATCTCTTTCATAGTAACAATTATTAGTGTACTTTTTTTGATGTGGGTTGCAATTAGCTTTGTTGAAGTTATATCAAAAAATCTTTCAGAAAATCCTACATATTGGAATTTTAATTTATTCAAAGTATTTTTTAGTAAGTAAAGTGAGGTTAAAACAATGAAAGTAATGCTTGATGAAGGTGCTTTTATCCCGACAAAAGCACATGACACAGATGCAGGTTTTGATTTAAAGTGTAGGCACAGAGTAGTTGTACCTGCAAGAGGTAGTGCCATCATTGATACCGGTGTGCATGTTGAACTACCG